TCACGACTACCAGATTTAGGGAAGAACTTCAGAAAGTGGACCTATTGCCGCAAGACCCGGATGTGCGCCTAACTGTGCGCGCACGGGAGAGCGCACTGAGTGTCATCCGTGCGCGCTACTCCGAGCTTCGCAAAAAGTTGGCCGACAAGGGCCTTATGTCCTTGTACGAGCTATATGTTTGGCCAACGACACCGGGGCCAAAAAAGTGACCGCACACCCCCGTGCGCTACCCCCCGTGCGCCCCCTGTGCGCAGTCCGTTGCATGATGGGGCGCACGGGGCGCACGGGGGGTCTATTAGACCCCCGTGCCCGTGCGCCCCTTCGTGCGGACCAACCGGGATCAACCACTAGTGTCCAGCGTCGAGTTAAGTTTTTCGACCACAGCAGAGGCAGACAGACATGACCGCCACCACCGAGCGCCTCAACGGCGTCACCATGACCATCTTCCGGCCCGACAAGCCCGAGCCCATGCCCGAGGGCGGCATCCTCCGGCGAACCTTCAAGGTCGGTCGCTTCAACGTCACCATGACCTACGACCTCGTCGCTCTCAAAGATGCCCGAGGATGTCTCAGCCGGTTCGTCACCCAGTGGGAACCCGACAAGCCCAAGCGGCTCACCACCGCCGAGTTCCGCCAATACTTCGACCAGCGCGATGCCGTCTATCAGCAGGTCGCCAACATGACCAACGGCAACACCATGGTCATTGATCCGGGGCGCAAGTGATGGCCCACCTCCGCTACTCGGAACGATGGCGCGACAGCGTTCATCTGTCGCTCCCCGAGGCCGCCATCTACACCGGCATGTCCATCATCGCCCTCCGACAGTCCCTCGCCTGCAGGCAGATCAGGTTTATCGCCCTCTGCCCCACTGTCCTCGACAAGCTCGTCGCCTCGATCTCCGCACGCCCACCAGCCGGCAAACGCCTGCTCGCCAAAAACGTCCAGCTTGACATAAGCCCATGATGTGGTGCTCAAATCCCCGCCATGGCGCTACTGAGCCCGCGTCACCATCACCGCGTCGCGCAGAATCGCACTTACTGGTGTTCTGTGGACGCGCCCTGATTTTAGGATGCGCTATGTTCGCTTGGCATGTGGCCCTCACATTGCCCTTCCAAGAACTGATCGCTGAACGCAACCTCGCCCGGCAGGAGTTCCAGCCGTTCAATCCCAAAATCGTCATCACCAAAACCATCAGGAACCGTGACCACACCATCCGCGCCCCCTACATCCCCGGCTACATCTTCATCCGATTCGAGGACGACGATGACCGATGGCGCGCGATCAACCAGACACGCGGTGTTCGCCAGCTTATGCTCGCAGCGCCTGAAAGACCGGCAATCGTCCGCGAAGACGCCATGGCAATTCTCATCGACCGCTGCTCGGGCTCCGATGTTGTCTCTCCGGCCCAAGTCGATACCGCCCTCGCCAAACTCGTCCCGGTCGGTGCCGCCGTTCGCATCTCGGCCGGCCCCTTCGAGGGTCTCAAGGGTATCGTCCGTTGGTCACATCTCGACCGCGTCACCGTCCTCCTCTCCTTCCTCGGAGCACAGCGACCCATCGTCGTCCCCGCCAACACCGTCGACCGAACCTGAAACCTGTTCCAACAATCTCGAAGCAGGCTAATCATGTCCGTCACCCCGCTTCGCGTCGTGCGCAACCCCACCGGCAAGGGCGGCTTCCAGAAGGGCAAGTCGGGCAACCCTGCAGGCCGGCGCAAAGGCTCACGCGGCAACCTCGTCGATCTCAAGAAGCTGGCCCAGCAGTACACGGCCGAGGCGTTCGCGGCTGTGGTCGACATCATGCGCGACAAGGAGACAGCGCCAACTGTTGTCCTCGGTTGCGCGACGGTGATCTTCGAGCGCGGCTATGGTCGAGTCTCACCAGCCGAGCCCGAGACACCGATGATGGGCTTCGACATCGACAAGCTCACCTATGAGGAACTCGATGCACTCGGAGGGCGTGTCCTCGCAGCTATCGAATCTGTCAAAGTTTCTGGCGGTGATCGAAGCGCGGAAGGCGATCAAGCTGGAGGAGCGGCGACAGCAGCGTGAGTTCCTCGACAACACCGAGGAGGTCCGCGAGGCCTGCAAGCGCTTCTACGGCTTCGTGCAGAAGTCGTGGCACATCCTCGAACCGACCACGCCCTACAAGCCATCGTGGCACCATGAGGCGATAGGCGAGCACCTCGAAGCGGTTCATCGTGGCGAGATACAGCGGCTGCAGATCAACCAGCCGCCCGGCACGATGAAGTCGCTGACAGTTTCTGTCATGTTCGAGGCATGGGAATGGGGACCGGGCGCAACGCCGGGCCTGCGCTTCCTCACCACATCGTATCGCGAAGACTGGGCGCGACGTGATAGCCGGCGCTGTCGAGACCTGATCCTGTCCGAGTGGTATCGCACGCTGTGGCCCGAGATCGTGCTGACCCGCGACGGCGAGATCGACTTCGAGAACACCTATCTCGGCAACCGCAAGGCCGTGCCCTTCAAGTCGATGACCGCCGGCCGTGGCAACAGGGTCGTGATCGACGACCCGCACTCGACCGAGCAGGCCGAGAGCGATCAGGATCGCGAGACCACCAGCCGCATGTTCCGAGAGTCGGTGACCAGCCGCCTCAACGATCCGGTCAAGGACACCATCATCGTGATGATGCACCGCCTGCACCCCGACGACGTGTGCGGCGTCATCGAGCAGCTTGACCTGCCCTACACCAAGCTCGTGCTGCCCATGGAGTTCGTGAAGTCGCTGGTGGTGAAGACGCCGTTCTACGAAGACCCGCGCACCGAGGACGGCGAGCTACTGTGCCCGAATCGTCTACCGCGCGAGACCGTCGAGGCCAACAAGCTCGAACTCGGCGAGCACGCCTACGCCACCCAGTACCAGCAACAGCCGCGCGCCCGCGAGGGCAGCTACTTCTTCAATCCCTCGAACTTCCTGATCAAGCGCGAGACCGAGGGCGAGCCGGTCTATGAGCCGGCTGAGAAGCCCGCGATCTGCCAGTACACGTTCTCGGTGATCGACACGGCGTCAAAGGTTGGCAAGGCACGCGACGGCACGGGTGTGCTGCACCTCGCCTACACGCAATTCCCCATCGAGCAGGTGCGGCTGATCGACTGGGAGCTTGTGCAGATCGAGGCTTCGCTGCTGGAGCAGATGCTGCCCGGCGTGCTGGAGCGCAACGAGGAACTGGCGCGCGAGACCGGCGCGATCATGGGATCGGCCGGCGCATGGATCGAGGAGAAGGACAGCGGCATTGTGCTGATCCAGCAGGCGGTGCGGCGCGGCCTCAACGTCCATCCCATCGACTCGAAGCTGGTCGCGCTTGGCAAGGAGGCGCGTGCGGTCAACGTCAGCGGCTACATCTTCCGGGGCATGGTGAAGATCACCAAGGAGGCCTACGCGAAGACCAGCATCTTCCACGGCCGCAACCGCAATCACCTGTGGCATCAGGCGACCACGTTCCGCGTCGGCTACGGCACACCGAACGACGAAGACGAGATGTTCGATTGCCTGTGCTACGGCACGGCGCTGGCGCTGGGCGACGTCGAGATGTTCTGAGCGGTGTAGAGGATGCCTTCGAGGAACACACGGTCATGGCCCGTCGCGTTCAGTCGGCTGTGCAGGATCGAATCGGTCGCGACATGGCGTCGGACCATGTCCCTCTTGGCCTCGTCGTAGGCGTGGAAGAACCACCTGCGCTCGAACCAGAAATCAGCGATGGCGACGAGGGCGGGCGGCGGCACATACCGATAGGGGGCAGGCTTGGGTTTCGGCAGGCGTGCGGCTTTGCGGTAGCGAGCGACAGTGACAGCGGAGGCGTTGGTCTCTCGCAGGCAGCGCACCGCCTCGCGCCACTCCTCGCGGTCGAGTTCGGAGGTCAAAGCCCACTCGCGGTCGTCACGGGTCGGAAACGGCGACAGGCCCTGCCAACTGCTCTCGGCTATCCATTCGACCGCGCAGGTGTCGACCGCAAGCAGGCCGCAGGCGATGCCGTCGACCAGCCCGAGATGGTCGGTGCTCAAGGCAATGTCCGCGCTGATCTGGCGAGCGATTGCGCAGGCTTCGGTGTGGGCCTGATCCCATGGGGTCATGCCATAGTTTGGCATAGGAGGCGGCCATGATGCTAGGCGTTCAGCAGCCTTCGCCGACCAACTACTTGGAGATGAACATGAGCGACAACTGCATGTTCTACTCGCACCGCGCGATGGTGGCGCAGGGCGTGGTGATCGCCGAGCAGCGCCTCAAGGAGCGGCAAATGGACTGCGATGACGTGGTCGCGTTCGTGCTGAGCGGGCAGGCGTGGCACTTCGCCCGCATGCCAATAGCGGGCAACGCCTGATGGCCATCGTCCTCGTCAACTCCACGCTCGGCACGGCGCTCAACTCGCTGCTGACGACCAACGACGACATCGTGCCCGGCTACGGCCCGAGCTACGAACTGTGCAAGCAGATTTACCTGTTCCACCCGCTCGGCGCGAAGCTGGTCGAGAAGCCGCTTGAAATCGCCATGTCGGAGCCGCGCGAGATCAGCGTGCCCAACTCGCCAGAGCAGCGCGTGATCGAGGCCTTCGAGACCGAGTGGGATCGCGTCGGCGCGGACGATCACATCAAGAACGTGGCGCGGCTCAGCCGCATCTACGGCATCGCCTCGGTGGCGCTGATGGAGGAGAATGTCGACGTCAACAAGCCGGTCGACTACACCAAGCTCTACAAGGGCAACATCAGCTTCAACGTCTACGATCCGATGAACACGGCGGGCTCGCTGGTGCTGGAGCAAGACCCGATGTCGCTGGAGTTCCAGCACACCACCGAGATCAGGGTGCAGGGCAACGTGTTCCACCGCAGCCGCACCTGCGTGATTATGAACGAAGCGCCGATCTACATCAGCTTCACGTCATCGGCGTTCGGCTTTGTTGGCCGCTCGGCCTACCAGCGCTCGCTCTACCCGATGAAGTCGTTCCTGCAGACCATGGTCGCGGACGACATGGTGGCACGCAAGGCGGCGGTGCTGGTGGCCAAGATGAAGCAGGCAGGCAGCGTGGTGAACAGCGCCATGCTGAAGATGTTCGGCATCAAGCGCGGCATCGTGAAGGAGGCAGAAAATGGCAACGTCATCGGCATCTCCCCGGACGAGGACATCGTCTCGCTCAACTTCCAGAACCTCGACGGGCCGCTCGAAATCGTCCGCAAGCAAATCCTCGAAAACATCGCGAGCGCGAGCGGCATGCCCGCCAAAATCCTCACCGAGGAAACTTTCGCGGAAGGGTTCGGCGAAGGCACGGAGGACGCCAAGGCCATCGCCCGCTATGTCGACGGAGTCCGAGACGGGCTGAAGCCGCTGTTCGACTACTACGACCGCATCGTCATGCACCGGGCATGGAACCCGGAGTTCTACAAGACCATCCAGCGCGACTACAACGAGTACGCCAGCAAGACCTACGAGCAGGCGTTCTACGAGTGGAAGAACAGCTTCGAGGCCAAGTGGCCATCGCTGCTCAAGGAGCCCGACAGCGAGCTTGTGAAGGTCGACGAGGTCAAGCTGCGCGCGGTCGTGTCGTGGGTGCAGACGCTGCTGCCCATCGTCGATCCCGAGAACAAGGCGCGGCTGATCGAATGGGCGGTCGACAATTTCAACGCGCTGCAGTTCCTGTTCGACAGCCCGCTGGTGCTCGACTACGACGCCATCGCGCAGAACGCGCAGGAACAGCAGGACCAGCAGAAGGAGGCGATGAAGGCCGGCATGCAGCCCGGTGCGCCCGGACAGGGCGGCCAGCAACCCGGTGGCGCTGCCGGCAAGCCGCCGCAGATACAGGGACCGAAGTCGTTCGGCCTGAAGGGCTCGGCGCACGACAGCGCTGATGCCGTGGTCGAGTTCACGGCGGCCGTGAATCGCATGCTGGAGAACAGGAAGCCGACCAGTGGCCCTCCCGCCCATCGGTAATGCGAGCTTCACCAAGGTGCTCAACGAGGCCATCGCCGACATGATCGAGCATGGCTTCGACTCGACGCAGCGCCTCGCCTACTGGCTGCGGGTTCTGCGCGAGACGCTGACACGCTCGTTCGTGCCGCGTGCCAAGCTGGAGAACATGATGCGCGAGGCGCTGCGCGCGATCTGGCAGAAGCAGGTCGAGCAGGGCCAGATACTGAACTGGCATCCCGGCGTCGAGCGCTTCACGCTGGCCAACGTCAAGCCCAAGCTGCGCGACGAACTCGACAAGCGCATCAGCGCCTCGGCCGACCTGATCAGGCTGAACCGCGACGAGCAGATCGAGGCGACCATGCGGCGCTTCAGCGGCTGGGCATCGAGCATCCCGGCCGGCGGTGCGGCCGAGCCCGACAAGGCGGGCGCGCGAGAGACGATCAAGCGGGGTATCGCTGGCCTGCCTTTCACCGAGCGGCGCGTCATCATCGACCAAGGCCACAAGCTGACCAGCGCGATCAACGACATCGTGGCCAACGAGGCCGGCGCGATTGCCGGAATGTGGCACAGCCACTGGCGGCAGCCGGGCTACGACTATCGCGAGGATCACAAGGAGCGCGACGAGAAGGTCTACCTCGTGCGCGATAGCTGGGCCGACGATGCCGGACTGGTGAAGCCCGGTCCGAACGGCTACACCGACGCGATCACCCAGCCCGGCGAGGAAGTCTTCTGCCGGTGTTTCTATGAGTACATCTACGCGCTGCGCGACATGCCCGACGACATGATCACGGCCAAGGGCAAGGCCAAGCTGATCGAAGTCCAAACCCAACTCGCAGGAGCCTGACATGACCAAGACGTTCGCCGAGTGGATGGTTCACGATCCCGGTCTCGCGGCGCACGAGGAGGCGTTCCGCACCACCTACGGGCCGGGCGCTGACCAGTACATGGACCTCGCCACCCTCAACCTGCGCCTCAAGGGCATCGGCATCGACTACGAGGTGCCCGAGGAAGCGGCGGCTCCGGCTGGAGAGGCACAGGCAGCGCCGGCATCGACCGGCCGGCCGTCGGCCTACAAGGCGCAGCAGGAGTAGCCCGTGGCCGTCCAGAACGCGGCCCAGCAGACCACGCCTGCGGTCTACACCGCCGCCGGCTACACCGACACGCTCGATGGCTGGGCCAAGGCCGACTCGGCGGTCGCCACCATCGCCTCATGGTTCGTGGCGAACTATGGCGTGCAGGCGCTGCAGTTCATGTCGCGGGCCACGCTCGACGCGCGCATCGCTGCCCTGCCGGCAGCCCCGGTCGTGACGGCGAGCGCCACCGTGCTCAACGGCCAGTCGGTCGTCGTTCACAACGCGGCAGGCGCTGCGGTGGCCGGTTCGCCGGGCGCGGCTGAAGTGGCGGCGGGCGCGCTGACCGACGTCAAGCTGACGGTGTGACATGGCAGTCAAGGCGATCCCGGTCGTGATCGTGAGCGGCGCTCCGGCAACTATCTTCGCTGGCGCGACCACGCCGCGCACCATGGTGAGCGCTGGGCCTGACGTGCTGCCCGGCCCGGCGACGCCGATTCAGATCGTGACCGGGCGGCCGATGCTGGCCGGACCTGCGACGCCCATGATGGTGGTGGCGCGGCCCGTGCTGCCCGGCAAGGCGACACCCGTCGCATGACCGACGACGGCCAAGCCCACGGCATCGGCGATGCGCGGCTGGCGCTGCACGAGGGCAAGCAGTGCCGGCGCGGCGTGTGGCCCGAGGGCGAGTGGATCGTGCTGTCGCGCGAATGGGTGGCCGAGACGGGGCACGCCCGCGCGGTGATGACCTTCAAGCCTCTGATCGTCTATCGCGACCAGAACGCTTCGGTAGGCCCATGGCATCCGACGCAGGACGACATCCTCGCGTGGGATTGGAAGATCATCTGACAGGGAGGCGACCATGACACGAGGTCTGATCTTCTGGGTGATCATGCTGATCATGCTGATCCTTGCCATCTGTTGGCACTTCGCCCTGCTCGGCCCGTATGGCCCGGCCAGCATGGGCGTGGTGTCGTACATCCTGTTCGTGCTGCTGGGCTGGCAGGTCTTCGGCCCGCCGATCCGAGGGTGACCTATCAGATCGACCTATCAATCTGATAGGGAACGAATGGAGGCTGCAATGCCGCTGACCGACAAGGGCGAGAAGATCAAGTCGAACATGCAGAACGAGTACGGCGACAAGAAGGGCGAGAGCGTCTTCTACGCCAGCAAGAACAAGGGCACGATCAGCGGTGTCGACGAGGAACCCGACGCGGCGGTGATGGCCGAGTGCGATGCGCGCTTCGACAGCTTGCGCGACCGGCTTCACGGGCTCAGCCGCCGTGTGGATGCTGCCCTCGACGACGACCGTTCCACGGAAGGCCATGCCACAGCGGCCAGCCAGTTGGCGGCGGCCGCGAAGACGGCGGACCCCACGGTGGCTGGGGCACTGAAATCAGGCGCGGCCTTCCACAAGGCCGAGGCCGGGCAGGATGACGACGACTGCACCTGACCTCTCACAGGCTCTTGTCGTCTTCGGCGGGTGGCCGGGGTTGTTGACACCGCCTACGGCACCCGCCGTCCCATCAGGAGTTGCCCATGGGCGTACCGCACCACCTGATCGTCGCGAAGTTTCAGGCGCTCGAAGCGCGCCTCGACAAGGCGCTGGCGCGGGCTGATGCGCTCACCGTCGAGCGCAACGTCGAGCCTGTGCTGATCGACGAGACGCTGGTGCAGGACATGCTGGCGCGCATGGATGCGTGGGACGAAAGCGCCCACCCGCGCGGCCAGCCGACCAACAAGGGCCAGTTCGCCACCAAGGGCGAGGCGACTGGTGGCACCGTGGCGATCACCTCGCCGCCGGGCAGCATGAGCTACGACGCCCATGTCGGCGGCCAGTACGCCGGCTCGGCATCGCTCAATGCGCGCGGCCATCCGTTCCTCAGTCACGTCAACGTCGAGGAGGCCCATCGCGGCAAGGGCATCGGGCATGCGCTGTACGATCACGCCGAGAAGGAGCTAGGGCGAAAGCTGGTGCCGTCGCCGCTCGGGCTGAGCGAGACCGCCAACGAAATCTGGAAGCGCCGGCTGCACGACATGCCGACCGCCGAGGCCAAGAAGCTGCTGGCCGAATCGAAGGAGATCGGCAAGAGCTACGGCGTCAGCGAGGAGGACATCGACAAGCGCCACGAGTCGCTGCACGCCGTGGTCGACGGCAAGATGCACCCCGGCCATGGCTACAGTCGCGAGGCGTTCATCGACGGGCAGGGCCGCATCCACACCCCGCACGTCGAGGATGCGGCGCGGGCGCTGTACGAGAACAAGCCGGTGGTGCTGGCGCAGCCGCGCGAGGTCTCGACGCTGCTCGATCACCTGTCGAAGGTCTCGGCCGAGATGATCAAGCTCAAGCTCAAGGCCAAGGACTTCGACCTGTGCAACGTCAGCGTTCAGGGCACCAACCTGTTCTGCAGCGAGTCGAAGGGCATCCCTCGGGTGAAGATGCCCCAGTTCGATCTGGAGGACACCGAGCGCTTCAAGAAGTTCCTCGCCAAGAAGGGCTACACGGTGAGCGAGGGACAGGAACTGGCAAGTCACCTGCGCGCCACGCAGAACCAGTTGAACGGCGTCAAGGTCGCCGCCATCGCCCAGCACTTCGATCCCAAGCAGGCGGTGCGCACGGTCATCAGCAACGACAACTACATCCTCGACGGCCATCACCGCTGGGCGGCCCTGATCGGGCTGGCGGCGCAGAAGGGCAACTTCGACGCGATGAAGATGGACGTGGCGCGCATCAACATCGGCATCATCGACCTGCTGCGCGAGGCCGAGGAGTTCGGGGCCAAGCACGCGAGCTTTACCGATTTCAAGACGGCGTCGCAGACCGGCGAGCCGACCAAGGTGCAGCGCGCCGACGCCTACGATCCCTCTGAACCACGCGACGAGTCAGGTGAATGGACCGCTGGAGGAGGGGCGGGGAAGCACCCAAAAGCGCAAGCCCGCCTCGCGATGTGGAGGCGGGCCGGATAGCGCAGACCGAGACGCCGGAGTTCAAGGCGTGGTTCGGCAAGAGCAAGGTGGTCGATAAGAAGGGCGCACCGCTGCGCATGTACCACGGCACGCAACGGAGCTTCTCCGAGTTCAAGCCGACGCGCGGTCCCTACGGCATGTCGACCGGATATTGGTTCACCTCGAATCCCGAGACGGCCTCGAAGTACGCCGGGGAGCCATCAGCGGGCGGCGCGAATGTGATGCCGGTCTATGTCGGCATGAGCAGACCCAAGGTCTTCGACGTGCGTGGCCTGAAGGAAGACGCCAAGGACCGGGTGATGTCGAAGTACGCCAACACATCGGACCAGAAGCTGCAGGAGCAGGGTTACGACGGCGTGATGTTCCTCGGCTGGGACTTTCATCGCAACGAGATCGCGGTGAAGGTGTTCGATCCAAAGCGCGTCAAGTCGGCTACCGGCAACAAGGGCACGTTCGATCCCGCGAGCAAGGTCATCACCGATTCGATGCGCGCCGACTGGGACGAGAGCCAGCATCCACGCGGCCAGCCCGAGAACGCGGGCGAGTTCGCGCGCAGCCCGAGCGCCGGCACGGCGCACTCCTACGAGTTCGTGTCGCCCAACATCCGCGAGGGCACGCACCTCAAGGAAGCGCGCCTCGGGCTCAAGAGCACGCGGCACAAGTTCATCAGCCACGTCGCCGAGGAGGTCGACAAGGCGCTGCGCATGAAGGGCGAGGTCAAGCCGGTGATCGGCCTGTGGAGCGACGGGGCCGAGAACTCGACGATGACCGAGTACGCCAGCCCGTCGTGGGACCATCTGGTGCTGAGCGCCTCGATGAAGGGCTGGCTGGCCAAGCAGAAGCAGGTGCTGATCTTCAGGGAGGGCGATTCCGACGCGACACACGGCGAGGAGGCGTTTCTGGCGTCGTTCCACGCCGACGGCAGCGCGGCCGAAATCAGCCAGTTTCTGGCAGAACACGGCTTGATTTACCACACGCTGGAGCCAATATCTGGCAGTTCGTCCGTCGTGCATGTCTATGGGCAAGGCCACGACGACACCACAATGCAGGCGGTGAAGGCCGCAGGAGAACACTATGGCTCGAAAGTTGACGTTCGCACCGGGCGCGGGGCGTTCCTCGGCACCCACAAAGAGGACGGAACAGCAGACGAGCAGCGCGCCGACGCAAGGGCAGTCTATGATCGAGAGATTGCGGGCTCACGGGTTCAACGTGCTGCCGAACTCTGGCAAGGGCTTCGTGATCGGTACGGGAAGCAAGCCGACGAAGTAACCAGCGACCAGACCGAGACGCCGCAGTTCCGGCACTGGTTCGGGGGCAGCAAGATCGTGGACGAGGACGGCCAGCCGGCTGTCCTCTACCACGGCACGCTCGGCAACTACGACGCCTTCGACAAGTCCAAGGCCAGCATCGAGGGCAACTGGGGCGCGGGCTTCTACTTCACCAACGACCCCGACGATCTCAGCGCCAACTACGCCGGCTACGGCCCCGACATCACCAACCGCATCGAGAACCTCGCCGAGCAGATCGAGAACGAGGGCGGCGAGCAGGGCGACGAAATCTGGGACAAGATCGACCCCAAAGAGCGCCACGCCATGGCCAAGCGCTACGCCGAGAAGCAACTCGGCGTGAAGCACGAGGGCGCGGCCATGCCGGTGTTCCTCAAGATGGACAGGCCGTTCAAGGTCGGCGGCAAGGACCAGAGCCAACTCGACTACGACCTGCCCTACAACGAGGAGACCGAGGAGTACGCCGACAAGGCGACCGGCAAGGGCGCTGAGTTCATCGACGCGCTGCGCGAGATCGCGGGCGACTACGAGAGCGCCGAGGGAGCCAACGACTTCGCCGACTCGCTGCAGCAGGAGATGATGGACGGCGGCGGCATCCCGGCCGACAAGCTCGAACTGCTGGCCAGCAAGACCGAGGGGCTGGCCTACGCCGAAGACCCCGACACCGGCAAGCTGGCCGCCTCTGAAATCCTGCGCAAGGCGCTGCAGAAGATCGGCTTCGACGGCATCATCGACACGCGGGTGTCGAAGAAGTTCCCCGCCATGAAGGGCATGAAGCCCTCGACGGCGCACTACATCGTCTTCGAGCCCAACCAGATCAAGAGCGCCATCGGCAATCGCGGCACGTTCGATCCGGCCAAGGCCACGGTGACGGACTCTGTCAGTGCGGCCGATGCCTACAATCCCAACGAGGCGCGCATCCCCAAGGGGCAGGAGGGCGCAGGCCAGTGGACGGCGAGCGGCGGCGGCGGACTGGGCTTCACCAAGGGCGAGTCGGTTGGCAACACCGACGTATGGAACCATGCCAACGGCGGCAAGCTGGCGATCAGCAACCAGACCGGCAACTGGCGCTACTTCGATCCCGAGACCAGCAAGACCATCGAAAGCGGCCAAGGCGAGGAGTCGCTCAGCAATTTCATCTACCAGCACCGCGAGGAACTGCAGCCCAAGGAGAAGAACGCCAAGCTGGGCGAGATGGGCTTCACGCTCGACAAGGAGGCCGGCACCCAGACGCTGCAATACTGGGACGCCAAGAACGGCGGCGCGCTCGAACTGCATGGCGATGGAAGCTGGTCGTTCGACTGGGCCGACGGCAGCGGACGCAAGGATGTCGGGCCGAACCAGAAGTCGCTCGATGCCTTCCTCGACAAGAACAAGGAGGCGCTCGCCAACCTGCCCTCCGACAAGGCGGTCGCGGCGCTGCAGGCACTGGGCTTCGAGGTCACGCAGCGGGGCGGCGGCAAGGTCCGGCTGAAGCTGGGCTTCCACGACATCACAGTGATGCCGAGCGGCGCATGGCGCTGGAAGCACGAGGCCGGCGACCAGACCCGTGGCGACAACCTGCGCCAACTCCTGACACTGCTGGCCGACCCCGAGAACGACTACGAGTTCAAGAACAAGGAGATGACCGCCAAGGCGAAGGAGATGCTGGCGGCGCTGCCCCAGCCGCCCGTCAAGCCGCTCAACACCGACATCGAGGAGGACGTCGTCGCGGTCGGCGGCGACGACTGGAACAAGGCGACGGCAGTCAAGCTGGAGAAGGAGTTCAAGGCGGTCCTGCCGGAGATCGACAAGATCGCGAGCGAGGCCATCGCCAGCGGCGAGACGGGCGGCGAGGCCGAGGAGGAGCCCGACACCGAGGCCGAGCTTGAGGACGCCGAGCCGGTGCCGACCGCGTGGGACGAGCTTTCGGAGGACCAGCAGGAGAAGGCCAAGCAGGGCTGGATGGACGCCAACGAGCAGGACTACAAGGACTCGGAAAAGCAGAACTACTACGACAACGGCGATGCGCTGGGCGATGCCAAGAGCCAGTTGGCCTACAACTTCGACCAGCCCAGCAAGGACAACAAGTGGGCCGAGGACGCCGTGCAGGAGTTCCTCGACGAGGAGGCCGAGGCCGGCACGCCCGTGCCCTACACCGCCGCGCAGATCATCGCCGCGCTCGACGTCAAGTTCGACAATCAGGGCGGCGGCGACGGCAACTTCGAGGTGGTGTGGGACAACGACGAACTGCGCGACCCCAGCGACCTCACCTACGATCCCAAGACGCAGGCGGTGCTGCCCGGCTTCGAGCGGCCCGATGCGTCCGATCACCTGACGCCCGACATGCGCGAGAACATCAAGGACGCGCTGGAGAAGGCGTTCGACAGCAAGGCCGACGACATCAGCGGCGACATGGAACCCGACGACTACATCTACGAGTCGGTCAGCGAGTACATGGACGATGCGTGGGACAACCTGTCGGAAAAGAAGAAGTGGGGTGCCGCCGTCGAGCACCTCGACCCCGAGGTCTTCGAGAACAAGGGCGAGGTCACGGTCGACACCTCGGGCTACGACACCAGCAGCGTCTACGGCAAGGTCACGCTCGACACGCCACCCAAGCGCTACGACCCGCTCAACGTGTCGTCGGGCAAGGACTACAAGAAGACGCAGGCGCTATCGCGCATCATCTCCATCGACCGCGCCCAGCAGGTGCTGCAGAAGCGCGGCCTGATCAAGCAGGGCGGCGAGAAGACCACCAACGCCACGGCGGTCAGGGACATCAATGCGCAGTTCAACGAGATGGCCAAGGAGAACATCGGCGAGCAGAGATGGTCGAACATCGCCGAACGCATCCGCTACTCGCACGACCCCGACACCAACATCAGGAAGTTCTCCGGCGTGATCGGGCGGGTCGGCGACAGGCTGGCCAACACCAGCATGGCCAAGGGCGTGCGTCATGCCATCGGCGGCAACATGAGCGAGGACGAGGCCAAGCGCGCGGCGCGCAACTTCGCGGCCAAGCTGCTGGCGGCATCATCGTTCGAGGTCGGCTCCGACAACTTCGCCAAGGTCCACATCGACCGCGCCGAGTTGGAGAAGATCGCCAAGCCGGGCGAATGGAAGATGGCCGACGGCTACGGCATCGGCCAGATCGAGGATCACATCCACGACGAGATCGCGGGCTACGTCGGCGACCAGTTCGAGGCCTCGGGCGAGCGCATGAAGGAGCGCCTGCGCAGCATCGACAACAACATGTGGGAGGCATGGAAGGGCTCGTCGACCAGCGACGCCGGCAAGCTGATTCAGATCGCCTCGGCCGACGAGTTCGGTGGCCGCCTGCGCCTGCCCGAGAAGCCGCCGCTCGACATCAAGCCGGCCGAGCAACTCACCGCACCGCAGGTCGTCGACCAACTGCAGCGCTACCACACGTTCATCGACGACTTCGCCGCCGCCATGGCGGAACAGAAGGCCGGCAAGGGCGACAGCAAGGCGGCCCTGAAGATGACCGAGGATCGCGCCAAGGACATGGAGGGATCGGAGGCCTACAACCAGATCGCCAACCGGCTGACGGATACGATCTATAACTGGGACCGCCACGGCGTCGCCAAGATGGTGCTGGCGCACAAGATACTGCGCGCCGCCAAGTTCACGCAGGACGACAAGGGCATCATCCACGTCAGCTTCGACAAGCTGCGGCCGGTCACCGCTCTGGAAGCGCCGAGCCTGAAGGAACCGGAAGACCCTGCGCTGGTGACCGCCGCCTTCGACAAGGCTGTCGACGCCAGCAAGAACGAACTGGAGAGCGCGGCGCGCGATGCGCTGCTGATGTGGGTCAGCGGCAAGAACCAGCAGGCCGAGGAGAAGGCCCGGCGCAGGGCGATGGCCGAATGGGGCGGCTACAAGCCGACGCCGCTGGCGGACAAGGTCGAGAAGTTCAACAGCGACCGCTACATGCAGGACACCATGCGCTCGAACTTCAGCCGGGCGCTCACCGAGGCCGACCGCAAGCTGCGCGAGGTGGGACCGGAGGGTGCCAAGCGCGTCGAAGGTCCGGCGGCGTTCCTCCAGCGCGGGGCCAGCCGGCTGGTCAACGTGATCGCGGCCAACACCAAGATGGCGATCAAGGACGGCGAGCCCGTGGCGACCATCAACTGGGATGACCCGGCCCTCGCCGAGACGCTCAAGGTCGACTACGCCGACAGCCCGGCGGTCAAGGCCGCCGTCGAGGCGGTGAAGCCGCAACTGCCCAGCACGGCGGCGTTCGCCTTCGACAAGGCGATCAAGGAGTTCGAGGACCAGAAGGAGGCCGACGCGGTCGGCAAGTACCAGAACGCCGCGCAGTACAGTTGGGATTCCAAGCAGACGATGATCGACGAGGCCAACAAGACCTACAAGGACATCGGCGGCTACGAGGGCTTCAAGGCGATGATCCGGTCGAAGTGGGAGACCACGCAGTACCTGCTGCACAAGGCTGGCGTGAAGACGCTCAAGCTCTACCGGGGCGTCACCCTGCCCGAGACCGACACGCCCGAGGTCAAGAAGGTCGACGTGCAGGGCGGCGGCGATGTGTTCCAGAAGATTCCCGAGTTCAAGATCGAGCGCAACGGCGCGGCCTCGACCTCGACCGACCGCTCGGTCTCCAACAAGTGGCACGAGGGCCAGACCGGCAAGGTGACGATGCGCATCGAGGTGCCCCGCACCGCCGCGCTGTCGATCCCGGCCTACGGCGTCAATGTCCACGGCGAGCACGAGGTCGTGGTGGTCGGCACGGCATGGAAGAACTGGGACGCATGGCTGGGCTACGCGCCGCGCTATGTCGACGTGCCGCTGGCGCACCACCGCGCGCCGCCGGCTGAACCCGAACAGATGAAGCAGGCCGCATGACAAAGACTGTCACCATCGACCTGACGGCCTACGATTCGGGCAAGCCCAACTGGCTGAGCCCGGTCGAGCAGAACCGGCCGAGGATCGAGGCGCTGCGCGCCGCCAAGCGGGCCGAGCGCCGGGCAGCGGCCGACGCCGCCGTCAAGCTGGAGAAGTGGCTGAAGGACCGCGAGTAGATGCGCGCCGCCGGCATCATGCTGCTCAGCGCACAGGGCCGCGTGCTGTTTCTCAAGCGCTCGCCGGCCGGCGACATGCCCCGGCGCTGGTGCTTCCCCGGCGGCGGGCTGGAAGACGACGAGACACCCGAGGAAGCCGCCCTGCGCGAACTCAAGGAGGAGTGCGGCATCGAGGCGCGCGAGGAGAACCTGACCTTCTGGACGCGCACGCTGAACGAGCAGACCGGCGTCGAGTTCACCACCTTCATCGTGCGCGGCGTCATGGAGTTCGAGCCGCACCTCAACGCCGAGCACCTCGCCTATTTGTGGCGCGATCCCGACGAGCCGCCGCGCCCGCTCCACCCCGGCTGCGAGGTCGCGCTGAAGCGCCTGCACTGGGACGAACTGGGCGTCGCCCGCGCCATGAAGGATGGCGAACTGAGCGGCCCGCAGGACTACGAGAACATCGTGCTGTTCGCCTTGCGCATCACCGGCACGGGCGTCGCCTTCCGCCACAAGTGGGGCGAGTTCGTGCAGCGCGATCCGGCGCTCTACCTCAACGACGACTTCCTCGCCCGGTGCAACGGACTGCCGGTGATCATGGAGCACCCGAAGACCGACGTGCTCGACACCGAGGAGTTCAAGGACCGCACCATCGGCACGATCATGCTGCCCTACATCAAGGGCGACGAGGTCTGGGGCATCGCCAAAATCTACGATGCCAACGCGGCCGAGATGATGAAGGACGAACAGCTTTCAACATCGCCGGCCGTGGTGTGGCGAGACCCGGACGTCAACACGACGCTGGAGACCGACGATGGCCACACCATCCTCGTCGAGGGTAAGCCGAGCCTGCTCGATCATCTCGCCGTCTGCAGGCAAGGCGTTTGGGACAAGGCGGGTGAGCCGACAGGTATTGACACAACAGGAGTATTGACCATGGCCGACGACAAGAAGCCTACCGCTGCTGCCGATGCCGGGAGCGGCAAGACACTCGACAAGCTGCTCAAAGGCTTGGACGCGATGATGGCGAAGGTCGATTCGCTGACCGGGCGAATGGACACCTTCGAGAAGAAGAAGGCCGGCGATGCCGCAGGCGGCGATCCGCCGCCCGCGCCCGACGCGCCCCCGGCCAACGAGGAAGGCGACGGCAAGCCCGTGCCGGTCGCCGCCGACAAGAAGAACGCCCATGTCGAGCCCGACGCGGTCCCGCCGCCGCCGCCCGTGGCCGAGAAGAAGGAGGAGACGCCGCCCCCGCCGCCCTTCGTCAAGAAGGATGCCGAGCCGCCGACCGACCAGCCGGTCCCGGCTCCGCTCGACAAGGCGGCCGATTCGACCGGCGATCTCAACCTGCTGCGCAAGCGGCTGGCCGAGCTTGAGGCGCGCATGCCCAAGCACCGCACCGACCACGACCTCGCCGCCGATCAGGCCCGTGCCGATTCGGTCGCCGCGATGTTCGGCGAGCAGGCTCCGCGCCCGCTGATCGGCGACACCCGCGCCAGCTACGTGCTGCGCAACCTTGAGAAGTACAAGGTCCACAGCCCGGCGTGGAAGGGCATCGACCTCACGCCGATGTCGGTCGACGAGAAGGTGCTCGACATCGCCGCCGATCAAATCTATGCGGCCGCCAAGCTGGCCGCGAGCAATCCCGTGAACGTGCCGCTGGGCACTCTCCGGGCCATCACCACCCGTCGGGACACCGGGCACCTTGAGACCAAGTTCATGGGCTCGCCCAGCGCGTGGATGAACCGCCACGCGCCCAACAAGCGCTTCGTCACCGCCATCAACCTGAAGAAGGACTGAACGCACCATGCCGATCAGCATCAATCCCCAAGTCACCACGAACGCTGCGGGCTCCTTCGGCGTGACGTGGGACGGCCTCATGCAGGGCACGGCCTATCCCGCGCCCAACAGCATGTTCAACCTCGCGGGCGGCTACGTCGCCTCCACCGAGACCGATCCGATGTACGGCGGCATCGGCATCTCCGAAGCCGTGCCGCTCGCGGTCGGCTCGCCGCCGACCACGCCCGCGCAGGAACAGGGCGGCCCCATCGCCCGCGCCACCAGCCTGACCCCGGCCGCTGCGCTGTCGCTCACCGGCTTCACGGTGTTCGATCAGGACTACGCGATGATCAACTCGCCGGCCAGCCAAGTGCCGCTCGCGCAGGCCGGCATGCAGGTCAACTTCTACCGGCTCGGCTCGGGGGCGCGCATCGCCGTCGCCATCGACCCCGCGCTGGTCAACCTGTACGGCAACGTGATCACCCAGCAGGTCTCGTGGGACTTCACCAACCAGCGGCTGGTCGCGTTCAGCGTCGCCGCCCTGCCGGTCAAAATCCTCCGCGTCATGCCGACCAACTGCATGACGGTGAACTTCGTCTCTGGCTCCGGCGTCGCGAATTGGAATCGCAACGGCGCGGCCGCCATCATCCTGATCTGAAGGGAGCAGACAAACCATGGCACTGCTGGCACCCGCCTTTGTGACGGTCAATCCGTCGCTCATCGAGCCCGACCTCCTGCTGCCCTACGCGCAAGCGTCCGGCGCTTTCGACCTGATCGAAGGCGGCGAGCCCCGCGTCAAGCTCAGCGAAGGCGATCTCTACGTCTACATGAAGCGCGTCGACCTGCGCACGTCGATGGCCGCCGGACCGGCGAGCTACAACTCGCTGCCCGGCGTCAACGTGGCGTTCTCGCAGATCAGCACCCCGACCTACCTGCTGCAGGTCCGGGCGATCTACAATCACCACGACCAAGCCGCCGCCCAGCAGTGGGGCGTCGGCCTGCCCGAGGCCTACCGCCTCGGCATGCGGCAGGGCCACTTCCAGTTGGCCCGCAGCGCGCTGCTCTACGGCTTCAATCCGCAGAACGGCGAGGGCCTGCTCAACGCAGCCGGTGCCACCGCCGTCAACCTGCCGGCCGACAGCCAAGGGGCCACCACCGTCATCACCTACGACAACGGCCAGATGGCGTTCTTCCTGCTGCAGCAGCTTGGCGCGATCAAGATTCGCACCAACCAGCTTGGCATCGGCCGCAAGTTCACGATCTGCGGCCCGCAGCGCGTGCTGGAGCAGTTCGAGTATCCCGGCATCGTGCAACTGACCCAGTACCAGCGCGTCGGCGCGGGCACGACCACCACGGCCGGCGTGGTCAAGGAGGTCGCCATGATGAACGGCGACACCCTGATGTGGACCTACGACGACACGCTGATCGGCAAGGGCGCGGGCGGCAACGACGCCGTCATCATCACCATGCCGGAGGTCGAGAAGCCCAAGGGCGACGGCATGATCAACACCAACGAGTTCGCCGGACTGAAGCCCGGCAACGACGCCTGCCTGACCATGTACGCCGATCAGGCGGCCCCCAAGGAGATCACTTCCCCGCTCGCGGGTGGAGCGACCGACGTGCTGAGCGAGTGGCGCATCACCTCGGGCTGGGCGATCCGCCCGGAGGCGATCACCATCGCCTCGATGCAGTACCAGTAAGTGTTCCTCAAGCTGATCGAGCGCGACGGCGGGTTTCAGGTGATCGAGGCCCGCACCGTCGCGTTCCGTCGGCATCCCGAGGCCGTCGCCATCGTCGATCAGGGGCTGGCATCGACACGCACCTTCCCGCTCGTCCACAACGCCTACCTGCTGAACGACGCCGGCAAGACCATCGAGACCTTCATCATCAACGGAGACAGAAAGGCACCACCATGAAGTTCTTCGTCGCCAATGCGACCCACCAGATTCAGTCGGTCAACTACCGGCTGAGCGTCGACCCCAAGGCTGGCTTTTCGACCCAGAACATCGACATCGGCCGCCAGCAGATGATCGGCCATGCCAACCTCGACAAGGAGCAGATCGAGCGCATCTTCCACCAGCTTGCGCTGTATGGCCTGCGCATGGCGCGCGACCTCGACTGGGATCGCGACACCAAGGTGCCGCTGATCGGCAGCATCGACGAGCCGGTGCCGTTCGAGTTGATTATGAAGGCCGTCGAGTTCAACGACGGCGTGATGAACAAGCAGGGCAAGAAGCTGCGCGAGGAGGCCGCCATCGCCACCAGCCACGGCATGCGCAACTACTCGCCGCAGGCCGCCGACAACGTGGCGCTCAGCGTCGAGGAGGAGAAGCCCGGCACCATGGATCACGGCGGCAAGCAGGGCATCGCCGAAGGCTACCGCATGGACCGCGAGTTCGGCCGGTCCTGACATGGCCGACCCGACGATCCCCGGCTATCTGGATTTCCTGCGGCGCTACGTGGGAATACCGCCGGAGGCGTTGGCCGACGACGATCCCGACATCGAGGCGAGCTACTGGGCTTCGCTGACCATCGTGAACTACTGGCTGGTGTTCGTCGGCACCGCCGATCCGTCGGGGGCGCAGAACACCTACTACACTTGGGCGGTCTACAATCTCGGCGCTCACATCCTGATCTCGACCCACCTCGACGATCCCAACGCGCCCGAGCCGTGGAACCACTACTGGTCGGACCTGCGCGCCAAGTACGGCCTCGACAGCTTCGTGCTCGGCGTCATCCAGTCGAGCGCCGATCAGGGCACCAGCCAGAGCCTGCTGGTGCCGGACTGGGTCAAGAACCTGACGATGTTCGACCTTGCCCTGCTCAAGACGCCATGGGGTCGCCGCTACTTGGGACTGGCACAGGCCTATGGCCCGACGATCTGGGGGCTGACATGACCACCCTCCACCTCGGCGTGATCGAGCAGGGCTATCGAACGCCCAGCCTCGGCTACAGCGGCAAGACCGGCCGGCCCGGCAAGAAGCGCAAGGCGCAGATCGCGGCGCGCACCACGGGCGAGGTCGCCGAAATCCTCGAACGCCGCTATCACGTCATGGAGGTGTTCTACGAGGCGCACGCCGACGAGATCATGGAGAAGATCGCCGAGGGCTATGCTGCCGCCACCGAGACCATGATGATGAATCCCGGCGCACCGACGCCGGTCGACATCTCGATGGTCGCCACCAGCAAGCTCAAGACCGAGTTCGTCGACTTCCTCGACTCGGGCGAGATGGAGCGCATGGGCATCCCCGGCGTGCCGACGCAGGCGGCCCTGCATGGCGTCAGCCACCGCTTCGCCCATCCCTACGCCCGGCGCGGCCGCCGGCCGTCCTTCATCGACACCGGCCTGTACGAGGCCTCCTTCGTTGCATGGATCGACTGATGCTGCAGAAGATCGACCTCAAGAACGCCTTGGCCCAGCGCGAGGCCTGCGCCCTGATCCCCGACTTCGGCTATGTCCGCTTGGGCGTGCCGCCGATGCCGCGCACGGCGATCTACCCGCCCTCGGCCTGCCTGCCGCCAACCGGCACGGCGGACGGCTCGATCCACGACCTGATCGTGCATGGCGAGACCGTCAGGATGATCTGGCGGGCCGACGCCAAGGCATGGTCGCCCTTGTCGGTCCTGCAGGGCAACCGGCTGGCGTTCGGCGCGGCCTACCTCGCCGCCTATGGCTGGAAGCTCGCCTGATGGCGCTGGAGCCGGTCAACCGCACTGCCCTCGGCGCGGCCCTCAAGGCCGGCGTCGATGCGCTGTCGCTCAACCAGACCATCGAGTTCACGCTGTATCGGCGCTACGTGCTGCCGCTCGACGGCTACGTCTACTGGGTCAAGGACGCCACCGCGCCGACCCTCAAGGTGATGGGCTCGCTGCACTACTCGTCGGTGCTGCAGCAGCAGACCGACAACACCCAGCCGCTCAGCCGGGTGATCTTCACCGCCGAGAACCCGGTGCGCGACTTCGCCGAGATCGACCCGCAGACGCTCTACATGGCGACCTTCGAGGGCGTGCAGTTCGCCTTCTCGACGCTCGCCGAGCACTACCAGCAGGCCAATCTCTGGCACTACGTCGGCAACGGCAACTTCTCGGAGTACGCCAACCTCGTCGTCGATGATGTCAGCCAGCTACCGACCGAGCGCATCATCTCGAACTCGCTGCCGTCGTGGCTGGAGATGCAGAACTGGGGCCAGACGGCATGGCCGGACAATCCGCCGTTCCCGACCAATCCGCCATGGCCGGTGCTGATCCCGTTCCCGGCGATCCCGCTCTACCCGGCCTTCCTGTCGCCGATGAACCTGCACCCGCCCTACGGCACGATCAGCATCGAGCCCGACCAGACCACGGCCTACGCGCAGGCCCCGACCTTCAAGCCGAACCTGTCGAGCGACCAGCTTGCCCATGACCGCGTCATCATCACCTTCTACGGCGTGACCGACCGGCAGGTGCAGGACTTCATCGCCGCCGTCAACCAGTACAGCCTCGACACGGCGCGCATCGGCATCGTCGGCCCCATCGCCATCGCGCGCGACGACCAGAAGGCGACCGTGCCCGAAACCCTGCTGCTGGCCGAGAAGAAGCGGGTGATCTTCGAGGTCAGTTACCTGCAGAGCGTCCAGCGCGACATCGCCCAGCAGATGATCGAGGAAGTGATCGTCCATGTGATCGGCGTCGATGACTTCGTCGCCGAAGTGCCGTCACCGTAACCCCAACAGGAGCAGACCATGCCGCAGACCGCCGGAATCCTCGCCGTCCCCCTCGGCTACACCAAGATCACCAACATCACGCCCAGCGACACCGTGCCGGTGCCGGCGGGCACCAAGGCCATCATGGTCGAGGGCACCGGCAACCTGAGCGTGATGATGCCGGGCGCGGCCTCGCCATTCAACATGGCTGCCGTACCCGCCTACCAAGTGATCCCGATCTCGCCGAGGCTGGTGCGCGCCAGCGGCACGACGGCGACCAACATCGTGGCGATGGGGTGATCGGCTGATCACCAGAGGGAGAACGCATGTCCAATCCTATTGTCACCGTCAATGTCTCCCAGCAGATCGCCCCGTTGCCTTCTCAACTGCAGAAGACCGGCGCGATGCTGTCTCAGGGCGGCACGATCCTCGCGGTCGGCAGCACCACCTTGCTGCAGCAACCGTCGGACCTCGACACCATCGTCGCGGCCCCGCTTGCCCTGCAGGGGCTGTCGTGGAACTCGGCCTATGGCGGGCAGGTCACCGCCACCACGACGGCCGCGCACGGCATCCCGGTCGGCCAGAAGTTCCAGACCACGATCAAGGGCTGCGTGCCCGATGCCTATAACGGGCAGGTCTGGGCCATCGCGACCGGCGCGAGCGCCTTCACCTACTACCGCGCCACCAATCCCGGCGTGATGGTGACGGCCGGCACCTTCACGAGCGCGGCAGCCGGCGAACTGCAGGCCATGGTCAACACCTTCTTCGCGCAGGGCTACAGCCAAGGCGTCTACGTCTTGGAGCTTGGCGCGGTGTCGGTGTCGACCGCCATTGCCAATCTTCAGCAGTTCATCAACAGCAACGACCAGATGTTCTACAGCTACCTCGTGCCGCGCAACTGGGACGGCGTGGCCGACTATCTGGCGCTGCTGGCGCTGTTCGAGAGCAACATCTCGAAGACCTACTTCTTCACCACCACCACGCTCAGCACCTATAGCCTCTACACGGCGGCCATGAAGGACGTGGTGGCGCTGGTCGAGGCCCCGCAGTACGGCGCGTGGGCGCGCGATGCCATCACCAGCGGCGCGACCGCTGGCGGCGTCGCCACCGTCAACACGACCGTGCCGCACGGCGTCAAGCCGGGCGACGTCTTCACCTTGGCGGGCAACACGCCGGCCGCCTACAACGGCACCTTCACCGCCCAGCCCGGCACCACCGCCTCGGCGCTGGTGTTCGCCCTCGGCGGATCGCCCGGTGCGATCACCGCGCTGGGCTACCTGCAGGCCAGCGTCTACACCTCGACCGGCATCGCGGCCGGCGAGTTCACCATGGCGGCAGCATGGTGGGTGACGCTGAACTACAGCCCGTCCAACACCAGCCGCGTGCCGCCCTACAGCTACAGCTTCCTGCTCGGCGTCACGATGTTCCCGACGCCCGGCAACCAAGTGGCGATGACCGCGCTCAAGGCGGCCGACATCAACATCGTCGGCTTCGGTGCCGAGGGTGGCATCTCCGACACCATCCTGCTGTACGGCCACACCAAGGACGGGCGGCCGTTCAACTACTGGTATTCCGTCGACTGGATGCAGATCAACATCGACCGCGACATCGCCAACGCGATCATCAACGGGTCGAACACCACGGTGAACCCGCTCTACTACAATCAGGACGGCATCAACCGGCTGGCCAGCGTCGCCTCGCAGACCGGCGCGCACGGCATCTCCTATGGCCTCGCCCTCGGCCGCATCGTGCTGCTCGGCCTGCCCCAGCAGCAGTTCAACGACAACCTCAACAAGGGGCTCTACGCCGGCACGCTGGTGGTCAATGCCGACCCGTTCACCAGCTATCTCGGCGCGAACCCGGCGAACTACCGCATCGGTCTCTACGGCGGCCTGACCATGGTCTACACGCCGCTGCGCGGGTTCGAGCACATCATCTTCCAGATTGTGGTCACTGACTTCGTCGCGACGGCGTAAGGGAGACAGACATGCCCAACCCACTCGTTGCCCAAGGCTCGCTCAACCGCATCAAGGCCTCCGTGGTGTGGAACAACTTCCCCGACCTCAATGTCACGGCTCCCTACTTGGGCGCGGCGGGCATCCGGCTCGGGCTCGATGGCGGCACCACCGTCTTCCTCCCGACGATGACAGGGGCTGTCACCTCGCCCGAGCCGTACCAGATGATCACGCTGGCCATGGCGCTCTTGAAGACCCAGCAACTGGCCGACCTCTACAAGCAGCAGATGGAGATCGACGCGCGGATCGGCGACGGCGTCGTCTATCCCGATCTCGCGGCCGGCGGCATCAACTCCTACTCGATCATCAACTGTGCCATCGAGAGCGTGCGCGAACTGAACTTCGCCGGCACCGACGCCGGCTACGAGGTCAGCGTGCGCGGCTACTACTTGGTGAACAGCAGCCTGTTCAACTGAGATCAGGGGTTTTACGCCCACCGTAAAACCTCACCACCCCAGACAGACAGACCGAAGGAGCGAGCCATGGAGGTCAATCGCCGACTTAATCTCGTGGACGAGGTGACGAACGCCGAGACGGGCGTCACCGTCCATGTCCACTCGACGCCGATCCGGCGCGAGATTTACGACACCCACTATCTGGTCCTGACCAAGACCATCTCGCGCATGTACGAGGAGGCCATCGCCCCGGTGATGGCCGCCCGCATCGCGCTCAAGATGCTGCGCCAAGTCGCCGACGAGATGGGCGAGGACAAGCGCCAGCAGGTCGACACCCTCCTGCTCCCCGAAATCTGGCGGCTGACCAACGCCCTCGTTCCCGACAGGGAGCAGGGCGGCTGGAAGACGCTGCCCTTTGAGTTGGCGATCAAGGACGGCCTGATCGACGAGGACGACGCCGACATCGTCAGGAACCACATGGTTTTTTTTACTGCAGCCTCGTGGGTTCACACGAGGAAGGAATTGAAAGACCTGATCTACCCGATGCTGACCAGCGCCGCCTTCGCAGCGCGAGTCACGCCATTGAGTGCTACGGCATACATCAGTTCTTTGCCGACATCGACGTCCAGCGAGAATACTGGCGCGACGGCGACTCCTGCCTCCACTACCTCCTCGAATGGGCCAGCCTAGATGGCTGGCAGCACATCTTCGGCCCCATCGTCGAGTTCGAGTACCGCTCGTCTGCCGATTATCGGCAACGCCACATCACTGCGTCTGGAGTGAGGTGAGCCATGCCTGTCAATGCCAAGGCCATCGTCGACGTCGAGGTCGACGACAAGAAGTTCAAGGACTTCCAGACCTCGTTCGACAAGTTCACCAAGCAGTTGGCCAAGACCAAGGCCGACTGGCAGGCCATGCAGAAGGCGCAGAACGAGACCATCGTGCTGCAGAACAAGATGCTGGTCGGGCTCAAGCAGCAAAGCGATGCGCTGCGCACCATGGTCGGCCACGCCAAGACGATGCACGCCCACTCCGAAGGCACGCTGCGCCACTGGACGCATGTCGCCGGCCGGATGAAGGAAGGCGCGTTCCACATCATCGACATCACCCGCAAGCTCGCCTCGTGGGGCGGCCTGATCGGCGCGGCGCTCACCGGGCTCAGCCTGTTCGGCATCGGCAACGTCGCGCGCAACATCACGGGCGGGCGGGCCGGCGGCTTGGGAGCCGGCATGACGTCGGGCCAGTTGAAGGCGCTCGAATCGGCGTTCGGCGGCGGCCAGTACAACCTCGACATCGCCGGCATGGCGCAGGCGGCGGCGACCGCGCGCGAGACCAGCTACTCGCCGGCCGGCGTCGCCTACAGTCAGTTCGGCATCAACGCCAACCAGCCCGGCAACAAGGCCATCGTGCAGTTGCTCAACCGCATCCGGCGCGGCGTGCGGGCCGGCGAGTTCACGCCGGGCGAGGCGATGAACCTCTACGGCGCTGGCAACGCCGGGCTCTCCGAAGCCGGCATCCGCAGCTTCGCCAATCTCAGCGACGACGAGGCGCGCAAGCAGAGCCACGAGGCGCTCGATACCAAGAAGTTCGACATCCCCAAGGATCAGGAGCGGGCGTGGTCGGAGTTCTACCGCTACCTGTCGGACTTCGGCACCAAGATCGAGGCCATCGTCGGCCGCCACCTGACGCCGATCCTCAAGGTGCTGGAGGAGAACGGCGAGAAGTTCCTGCACAGCCTAGAACAGTTTCTGGCAGGCGACGACTTCAAGCAGTTTCTGGAGAAGGTGCCGGGCTACATCACGCGCATCGCCGACACTCTGGGCGGTCTGGCAAGGATGCTTGAGAAGGCCCTGCACATGCTGGGCTTCATCGAGACCGCCGACGAGAAGAAGGCGCGCGAGGCGTTCCAGCAGCAGCAGGGCAAGACGCTGAACGACCTGTCGGGCCAGACCGGATGGACGCCGCTGGAGCGCCTGATGGGCGGCAAGTACGACCCCGGCAAAGGCTTCAAGGAGACGTGGGACATGCTGACCGGGGCGGCCGGCGGCGCGTGGGACTGGTACGGGAAAACCGCCCCGCCGTTCAGCAGGGACATGGGTTCGGGCGTGCTCGGCAGCCATCAGGGCGGCACCGACTACGTCAAACAGAGCGGGCTCTACAACCTCCACCAAGGCGAAGTGGTGACGTCCGCCGCCGAGGTCGAACGGCTGCGGCAGGAGAGCAACAAGTACAGCATCGAAGACGCGCTGCGCGTGATGACCGGCCACGAGTCGGGCAACCAGTACGGCATCATGGGGCCGAACGTGAAGGGCGACCGGCCCTACGGCCGCTACCAGATCATGGGCGCGAACATCCCGTCGTGGACGAGAGAGATACTGGGCTACTCGATGTCGCCCGAGCAGTTCCTGCGCAATCCCGGCGCGCAGGACGCCGTCGGTCGCGCCAAGTTCGCCAGCTACGTCGCCAAGTACGGCTCCATCGCCGACGCCATGAGCGCGTGGGCCTCCGGCCAGCCGCTCGCCAAAGGCGCGGACACCCACGACGTGGTGTTCAAGCACTCGACCGCCGACTACGTGCGCGCCCGCCTCGCCGAACTGTCAGGCGGCCATTTCGGCGGCGGTGGCGGCGGCTTCCGGCTCGACGTCAACGACAACACGGGCGGCAACGTCAACCTCGTGGCATCGCAGATGGGCCTGCAGCCGCTGCCCGCCTTCCCGCTCTAGGAGGTGAACCATGGCGCTGAGCGCAGGACTGGTCGCCTACAAGCTGGCCTTCGAGCTATCGCCGATCATTCTGGTCGGCGGCTTCGCCGAGTTCATGCCCTATCAGGTGCTGCCGATCATCCTCGCCACCGAGGCGGTCAATTTCCCGCTCGGCGTGCTGACGACCGGCCGGCTGCCCAGTCTCGACGACACCTTCGCCAGTTTTCAGGTGATGCCGGGCTCGACCCTGATCGAGCAGGAGATCGCCAAGTACCCGTTCGCCAACCAGACCGTGGCGGCCAACGCCACCATCCAGCAGCCGCTGCGCATCGCCTACCAGATGACCGCGCCCGCGCGCGGCCGGCTCGGCATGTGGACGAAGCTCGCCAAGATCATGCTGCTGCAGAACATCCTCGAACGGCACAACCTGACGGGCGGCACCTACAGCCTGATCACGCCGGCCTTCATCTACACCAACTGCGTGATGAAAAGCATGCGCGACTCCTCGTCCGGCGTGACCAAACAGGTGCAGAACCAGTGGGTGCTGGAGTTCGAGAAGCCGCTGCTCACGGTCGACGACGCGCTGACCCAGCAGAACCGCCTCAACCAAGTGCTCGACGGCATCAACTCGGGCCAGCGCACCACCGGCCCCGTGCTCACCACCGGCATCGGCAATTCGCCGATCTCGGCCACTCCCCCCGGCTCGGGCGCGGTGGTGCCCGCCAGCGTCAACACAGGAGCCGGCACGGGCGGCGGCGTCCCCGGAAACCCCTGATGCCCACCACCTACTTCCCTTTCACCCCGGCCCCGGTCGGCCCGCCCTACCTGTTCCAGCCGACGCTCGACGGCCAGAGCCATGCCGCGCGCGTCTACTGGAACTGGTTCGGCCAGCGCTGGTACATCGCGCTCACCGCCGTCGGCGGCGCGCTGGTGTTCAATCAGGCGCTGGTCGGCTCCTCGCCGGCCGTCAACATCCAGAGCCTCGCATGGCTCAACGGCACGGTGACGCTGATCGCCGCCGCGCCGCACGCCTTCGCCATCGGCCAGACCATCGACCTCACGATGCGCGACTGCGCGCCCGACGCCTACAACGGCATCTTCCGGGCGCTGGTGATCGACGCGGTGACGATCACCTACCCGCTCGCCGAGAACCCCGGCGACACCACCGCGCTCGGACAGGGCAGCTACGACATCAACCTCGCCGGCCGCTACTTCCGCGATTCAACGCTGGTGTTCCGCCAAGGCACCCAGCAATTCGAGGTGTTCTCGCCATGAGCCGCTACTACGGTATCCGCCTGTTCAAGGTCGTCGATGGCGTCGAGGAGCGCTTCGTGCCCGAGTCGATGAAGGCGCTCGCCGATCAGGAAAGCTATTTCAGCTACTACAGCGTCATCAACGGCAAGAACAACGGCTCAGCGCTCGATGTCTACATGGACGTCATCGCCCACACGCTGGCACAGCCCCGTCAGGGCTCGATGGTGCGCGTCTTCGGCGTCAGCAAGTCCGACATCGCGCAGTTCACCTACCTCACCCAGATCAACATCGAGGTCCATGCCGGGATGAACCAGCCCGGCCTGCCGCTCAGCAAGCAGTTCACGCCCGACCTGCTGCTGCGCGGCAGCGTGTTCGCCGCCTCGGGCAACTGGGAAGGCACCAACATGTCGCTCGATCTGGCGTGCGTGCCGCTGTTCGGGCTCGGCCCGGAAGCCGACCAGACCGTGCAGGACAGCCGCCGGCTGATGCTGCAATGGCCGCGCGGCGAGAATCTGAAGTCCGCCATCCAAGCGATGCTCGATGCGACCTACGCCAAGTCGCCGACCAACCCGAACGGCTACAACGTCGAAATCTACATCAGCGACCAACTGATCTCGAAGGGCGGCGACACCGAGTACGCCGCCAACCTCTCGGGCATGGCCAAAAAAATCAAGGAGATGACGACCACGCGCTCGGAGTTCAAAGGGCTGAAGACGGTCGACGGCGAGGACTATCCCGGCGTCGACTTCAAGGTCGTCAACAAGACCATCACGGTGTTCGACAATACCGTCGACATCCCGACCCGCCAGCACGACTCGAAGAAGCCGATCCTGATCCAGTTTCAGGACATGATCGGCCAGCCGACATGGAAGTCGGCGGTGCTGCTCAGCTTCAAGACCGTGCTGCGCGCCGACATCGAGGTCAACGACTTCGTCAAGCTGCCGACATGGCTTGGCCCGCCCTACGTGCTCAACCCGCCCAACCAAGGCCAGCAGGGTGCGCCCAACACGCCGACCGGCGTCGGCCTGCCCAGCCGCAACGCCAACGCCTTCGAGGGCACCTACCAGATACTCGAAGTCCACCACAATGCCAGCTTCCGGCAAGCCGACGGGCGCTCGTGGATCACCAGCTTCGATGCCGCCTACAAGGGCCGCCCGGCGCAGGTCGCCAGCGGCAACCCAGTGCCACTTTTCGGCAGCGGCAGCACCGCGCAGCCGCAAAGTCCCTCGAACAATCCCTGACCCATGAACCCCTTCGACCACCAAAAGCATCCGGTCGTCCAGTCGCTCAACTGGTTCGCCGAGGAGAAGATCAGGCAGGCCGAGTCGATGCTCGCCAAGTCGATGCCGGCCAGCGTGGTCGAGGTCGACAAGAGCGGCACCATCGTCACCGTCAAGATCGAGGTCCAGTCGGGCTACAAGTTCCCGAAAATCCAGTGCCCGGTGTACGGCCCGCAGTACGTGCGCTGGCCGATCCAGAAGGGCGACAAGGGCTGCTTCCTGTCGGCCGACTACTACCTCGGCGGCATGAGCGGACTGGGCGGCGGCGTCGCCGAACTGGGACCGTGCGGCAACATCTCGACCGGCGTGTGGTTCCCCATCGGCAACATGGGCTTCGATCCGACCGATGACCCCAACAAGGTCGTGCTGTACGGCCCCGACGGCGTGATCCTCAAGACCACCGCCAAGGACAAGGGCAAGATCGACGTCGGCCCGGATGCCGTCAACATCAGTTACGGACCGAAGCTGAGCGGCGTGCGCACCGAGACCGATGCCGAGGGCTTCAAGGTCTACATCAACAACCTGCTGAAGCTGATCGTCGATGCCAACGGCATCCGCTTCCTCGGTGGCGGCGGCGGGAACTTCGGCATCAACATCACCGATCACGGCACCTTCATCGACAACGTGAACTTCCTGCCGCACACCCACACCGGAGTGCAGTCGGGCAGCGGCAACACGGGCGTGGTCAACCCATGAGGACGTGGGGACGGCCCAAGAATCCCGACGGCACCAATGGGCCATGGACGCTGGTGCAGACCGAGGCCAACGGCCGCAACGACCACGTCATGCTGACAGCGCTGGCGCAGGTGCTGCTGCTCAACATGGGCGAGTCGCCGTTCTGGGCCGACTGGGGCATCCCGGCCAAGTACAGCGTGATCAGCCAACTGTTCCCCGACTACTCCGTCACGCTGACGCAGCAGCGCTTCGCGTCGAGTTTCGCCGCCCTGCTGGTGGCGCGCGAGGACGATCCGACGCCGACCTACAACATCACCGCCACCACCAATGTCGGCGTCGTGCTGAACCGCCAAGTGCCGATCCCGATCTGAGGACCAGACCATGGCCGAACCCAGCGAAGCCATCGAGACAGGCAACCTGCCAACGGTGATCACGGCGGCCGGGCTCGTGCCGACGCCGCCCATCGAATTGCGCAACCAACTCACCATCCTCGTCTCCAAGACCAATCCCGGCTACACCAACAACCTGCCGGGCGGACTGATCGAGGACATCGCCTCGACCGACGTGCAGGCGCTGGTGATGATGGATCAGGCGCGCGTCGAGGCGCTCAACGACCTCACGCCCTACGGCTGCAACGAGTTCGTGCTGGTGCTGCTCGGCAAGGTCTATGGCGTGATGATCGGCCAGCCCTCCAACACCTCGGTGTTCGTCCAGTTCACCGGGCTGCCCGGCTTCGTCATCGGCAAGGGCTTCGTCGTCGGCGATGGCAATCATCAGTACATCATCGAGGATGGCGGCATCATCGGCACCGACGGCCAAAGCCCGCTGCTCTACGCCGTCGCCTCGCTCGCCGGAGCGTGGGCCGTGCCGGCCGGCACTGTCGTCGAACTGGTCACCCCGCCGCCCTCCGGCTTCGCTCTCAGCGTGGTCAATCCCGAGCCCGGCATCCCGGCGGTGTCGGGCGAGAGCGCCACCCAGTACAGGTCGAGAGTGCTGCGCGCCGGTCTGGCCGCGTCGCAGGGCATGGCGCGCTACCTGCGCACGCTGCTGACCAACGTGGCCGGCGTGCAGGACCGCCTCGTCCACGTCAAGTCGCAACCCGGCGGCGGCTGGATGGTCATCGTCGGCGGCGGCGATCCCTACCAAGTCGCCTACGCGATCTATCAGGCGCTGTTCGACATCTCGACCTTGGTCGGCAGCACGATCCACATCACCGACATCAGCCACGCCGATCCGGCCGTCGTCACTACCGATCTCAACCATGGTTTCGCGACCGGCCAAGACGTCGACATCGAGGCCGTCACGCCGACCGTCTACAACGGCGCGCACGCGGTGGCCGACGTGCCGAGCGAGAAGACGTTCGTGCTCGGCACGCACTATCCGGCCAACCAGTTGACCGCGCTGTCGTGGGCCGCCGGCATCGTCACCGCCGACACGTTGCTCAACCACGGCGTCACCGTAGGCTCGACCTTCACCCTCGCCGGCTCGCTGCCCGACGGCTGGAACGGCAGCTTCGTCGCCACCGCCGGTACTGCCACCAACGTGCTCAAGTTCGCGCTTACCGCCAGCCCGGCTGCCGCCACGCAGTTCGGCCAGCTTCAGGCCGGCATCGCCAATTTCAACGCCTTGTTGCTCGCCCCCTACGCTGCCGGCGGCACGGTCGGTCCCAACGCGCGCAACATCACCGTTTCGATCACCGACTATCCCGACAGCTACCCGATCACCTTCGTCAGCCCGCCGCAGCAGACGCTGATCGGCACCACGGTGACGTGGCGGTCGAGCAGCCCGAACTTCGTGTCGGCCGCCGCCGTCGCCCAGTTGGCCGGCCCGGCGCTCGCCACCTACGTCAACGCGATCCTCGTCGGCGATCCGATCAACATCATGCAGATGGAGGACGCCTTCCTCGATGCGATCGCTCCCGTCCTGCCGCCCAACTACGTGATGTCGCTCGACTTCGCGATCAGCATCAACGGCGTCGGCACCGCCCCGGTGACCGGCACCAAGATCGTCAACGGCGATCCGCAGAGCTACTTCTTCGCCACCGAGGCCGACTTCACGTTCGTCGAGGCGCTGTGATGGCGATCCAGCTATGGCCGCTGGCCGTCTCGCGCATCGCCCAAGGCAGCAAGGCGGTGATCGCCGCCTACGGTCCCTGCCTCGGCGGCACGATCTGGAATCCGGCGACGGCGCGCGACCAGCAGATCGGCACCGTCGAGATGCTGTACGTCGACATCGTCGGGCCAGCCGCCACCAGCGAGACGGCGACGACGATCCCGATCCAGCCCGGCCAGAGCTACACCATCCCCAACGGCTTCACCGGCATGGTGAGCGTCAACGCCGTCACCAGCGGCCACAGCTTCTCCGGCGTCATCCTGCAGCCGCCCTCCGATTCGGTGACGCCCGAGCAGCCCGGCATCGGCGAGACCGACCAGCCCTTTCCGCCGCTGGTCTCGGGTGTCGCTACTGGCCCGCTGAAATCGTACCTCTACCAGCAGTACAGCGATGACGACGATCTGCAGGCCTTCGTCAGCGCCTTCAACGAGATGCAGACCCAATACTACGAGTGGTTCGCGCATCTCAATCCGGCCGACTACACGCAGGCCCACATCCAAGGCGCGCTGCTCGACTGGGTGGCGCTCGGGCTCTACGGCATGGCGCGGCCGTGGCTGCCGGTCGGCCATGGCAGCACCATCGGCCCGCTCAACACCTATGCGATGAACACTTGGATTTTGAACCGCTTCGCGATCCTGCCGCCGGCCGAGTTCTTCCTGACCGACGATGACATCTTCAAGCGCGTGCTGACGTGGCACCTCTACAAGGCCGACGGCGACGTCTTCAATATCCGCTGGCTGAAGCGGCGCATCGAGCGCTTCCTGACCGGCACCGACGGAACCGGCGGCGAGACCCACGCCGTGGACCCGTGGCTCGCGCCCGACCAGACCTACGAGGTCTCGGTCACCTTCGGCGTCGGCAACATCGTCAACATCAACTTCCAGACCATCCGTCGCCGCTTCATCGGTGGCGCGCTGCTCAACACCTTCATGCTCAACACCAGAACGCTGAACGAGTTCGACACCACCTCCGTCACCTTCCCCGCCGTACCGCTGGCTCCGATCTTCAAGGCGGCCGTCGAAAGCGGAGCACTCGAACTGCCGTTCCAGTTCGAGTTCACCGTCAACCTCTAAGGGGGCAGCCCAATGGCCCAACTCATCTTCAAGAACAACGCGCAGTCTTCCCTGTCGGCCTCGATCAGCGCCATCGCCACCACCGCCCAACTGCAGGCCGGCAGCGGCGTCAACTTTGCGGTGCCCGCCGCCGGGCAGTATTGGGTCGGCACCTTCGTCGATGCCGCGACCGGCGTGCTGACAGAAATTGTCCACGTCACGCAGGTCGTCGGCGACACCATCACCATGGTGCGCGGGCAGGAGAACACCACGCCCAAGCCGTGGACGGCGGGCGATCCGTTCGCCGAACTGTGGACCGCCGGCCAGTGCCAAGCGATGCTGCAGGTCGGCGACGAGCAGAGCGGCAAGTCGACCTACGGCGTCGACACCGGCATCCCCAACGCCTACGCCTGCACGCTCGATCCGCCGCTCACCGCCAACGTGCCCGGCATGTCGATCCGGCTCCTGATCGGCAACACCAATACCGGCCCGAGCACCCTCGACCCCGGCACCGGCCCGGCCCCGATCCGCCGCCGCGACGGCTCAGCCCTGATCGGCAACGAACTGGTGGCAGGCGACATCCCCGAACTGAAATGGAGCGGCAGCCAGTGGCGGCTGAGCTACACCGCGCCGGCCACCGATGCCGTCTTCGCCACCGGCACCGACACCGAGAGCGCCGTCACGCCGGCACAGGTTATCTCGCTGGCCAATGCCGTGTGGACCTCCACCGTGGTGGCCTTCGCAGGCGCTGTAGCGCCCTCCGGCTGGCTGATGTGCTACGGGCAGGCGGTATCGCGCGCCACCTTCAGCGCGCTCTATGCCGCACTGGGCGGGGCCTCCTCGCCATGGGGACAGGGCGACGGCATCTCGACCTTCAACCTGCCCGACCTGCGCGGCCGGGTGGTCGCCGGTCCTGACAACATGGGCGGCACGGCGGCCAACCGGCTGGGCGGCAGCCGTCCCGGTGGCATCACGGGCGCGGCCGTCCTCGGCGCGACGGGCGGCGAGCAGAACCACCTGCTGGCGGCCGACAACAGCGAAATCCCGGCCCACGCCCACGGGCTCACCAACGGCGTCGTCCAGTCATCGGGCTTCGGCGGCGGCTTTGCCCCCTCGGGCTCGGCCGGCGGTGGCCTCACGAGCACCGAATCGACCGGCGGCGGGCTGGCGCACAACAACACCCAGCCGACCGCGCTGATCAACTACATCATCAAGACCTGAGAGGTCGCCCATGGCTGTCACCCCGCAGGCCGGCTTGACGTCGGTCGTCACGAGCGCCAACACCCCGGTCATCGCCGTGCCGGCCAACGCCAACGGCGGCATCATCACCAACCCGGTGACCAACACCGATCAGGGCATCGCCGGCCTCGCCGAGACGCTCTACGTCAATCCGGTCGGCCCGGCGGGGCTGGCCGGCAACGGCACGACCTTCGCACTGTCGCCCGGCCAGTCGTGGACCGTGATCCCCGGCCAGACGACGCCAACCTCTGTCAATGCGGCGACCGCCGGCCACAAGTTCAGCGTGATCTACTGGTGAGGTTGCGATGCCCGACACGAACATGAGCTTCATCGGCCCGGCAGGTCCGGGGCCGCAGCCGACGCCGTGGCGGCAGGTCGGTGCGACGCTGTACTACGACGAGGGTGGCTCGGTGCTGCCCTCGAATGTCGTCGGCGGCTCGAAGGGCAAGGGCTCGCTCAACGCGGCCGGCCTCTACCTCGACGGCGTGCTGGTCGGCGCGGGCGGCACCGCGCCCATCGGCCCGGCCGGCGGCGTGCTCGCCGGTTCCTACCCCAACCCGGTGTTCGCGCCCAACCCCAACTTCGATGGTGCGGTCACGGCGCTCGCGCCGCCACCGGCTGCCCCTTGGTCCGACGCGAATGGTTTTCACATTTTCGACAGCACGGCTGCCAATGGGCTGCCGCTGTGGGAGGTCTACGGCTTCAAATCTGGGGCAACGGGTGCGGTCGACGCGCACTCCATCGAATTGGACACCAATACGTTTATCGGCACCGGCACTGCCGACGCCAACATGTACGGCTTCGGCATCTGGGCCGCGACATCGCGCGGCAGCGCAGCCGTTCCGACCAAGGTCGGCAACGGTGATGCACTGCTGTGGTTCACCCCGCTCGGCAATGACGGCGGGGGTCCGACGAGCTTCCAGCCGGGCGCAAACTTGCAGTTCGAGATCATGGGCACGCCCGGCACCAACGGCGTCATGCCGACGCGGGCGTATCTATCAATGATCAATGGCTCCGTCCCCGACTGGACGGCCTTCGACTTCCATCCTGACGGCAACGCCTACTTCGGCGTCGGCGGCGCGCTGCACATCGACCCGACCGGCGCGCACGTTCAGCACGAAGCGCCATTGACAGGTGACGCTTGGATGGGTCTCTCCCGTGGGCCGGGCATCCCGCTGGCATATTTCGCGATCTACTATAACCAAGGTGCCGAAAACGCCCTCGTGGGCGTCGAAGGCTACGACAACGTCCCGGCGAACAGCCCTTCGCTCCAAGGCTATCGTTCGCGCGGCACGGCAGCGGTGCCGCTGCCGGTCCAAGACGGCGATCCGGTTTTTTACATCGAAGCCATCGCCAATATCGCGAGCGGCGGCGGTTATGGCCCGTTCATCGAATGGGACATTGAAGGAGGAGTCTCCACCGGCTTCGGCCAGCCGATGCGGGTCTATCTGCAAATGGCGGGTTCGCCGGTCGGCGGCGGCTTGTGGAACGCTTGGGACGCGCACCCCAACGGCGACTGCTACTTCGGCATCAGCGGCACGATCCACACCGATCCTCTCGCCGTGGCGTGGCTGCTGAACGCGCCGCCGGCCGCCGACAACAGCAACAAGATCGCCACCACGTCGTTCGTCCACGGCGAAATCCTCGCCAGCGCCACCTTCGTCGGCGAAGCGCCGCCGGCTTCGCCAACTTCTGGCAAGCTGTGGTTCTACCCGGAGGCCGGCGAGGGCGGCGGCATCCTCTACGTCTACTACAACGACGGCACGTCCTCGCAGTGGGTGCCGACCTCGGCCGGCGGCTCGGCCGGAACGCCGACCGTCACCAGCGGGCCGCCCTCGGGTCCGGCCGGCGGCGTGCTCTCCGGCACCTATCCGTCGCCCGGCTTCGCGCCCGCGCCGGTCTTCCAGAACTCGGCCACCGTGCTCGCGCCGACCATGCCCATCGAGAGCGTGCTGTACGGCTATCATGTCAACACCGCGACCGGCGGGCTGATCGACCTCTATGCCTTCGCCTTCGGAGCCGCCGGCACCTACGGCACCGAACTCGATGCGTCCGCCTACATCGGCAGTGGCACCAATGCCGGCCAAGGCTATGGCTTCGGCATCACCAGTGCCGTGGCGCGCGGATCGCCGGGCGCGATGACGACGGTCGGCAACGGCGACGAACTGTTCTATCTCGAAGTGTTCGGCTGGGACGGCTCGGTGTGGCGCACCGGGCCGGTGCTGGCGTTCGACGTCGAGGGCACGCCCGGCATCGGCGGTGCCATGCCGACCACCGTCTACCTCGCCATGCTGGGCTCCTCGGCATGGAGTGGCCGCAGCGGCTGGACGCTGCACGCCGACGGCTCCTCGACCTTCGGCAACTACAATGGCTTCAACATCAGCCAACTCGGCCAGTTTGCCGGCGTCGATCCGCTGGTGCTGGCCCCGGCCGACGTCAATACCTTCGGCCGCACGCTCGGCACCTTCGTCGGCGGCATCCCGTTCGGCGGCTTCAACTCGTGGTACGAGGGCGTCGATGGCGGCTACCACACCACGGTCGACATCTACGCCTACAGCGACACCTCGAACTACACCTACGGGGCCGGCGTCAATATCTACGCCGCGCGTGGTGCGCCCAATGCACCGACGGCGCTGGCGACCGGCGACAGCGTCGCTTGGCTGCAGGCGCTCGGCCACGACGGCACCGGCTTCCAGTATGGGCCGTTCATCGGCTGGGACGTGACCGGCGCGGTGTCGGCCGGCATCGTGCCGATGAACGTCTATCTCAAGATGCTCGGCGCGGGCACGGTGTGGAACGCATGGCACGCCGAGGCCGACGGCAACAGCTACTTCGGCCACAGCAACGGCCTGCATGTCGATCCCAGCGGGCATGCCTTCCTGACCAACCCGCCGGCCAATTCCTCGAACTCGACCGAGATCGCCACCACCGCGTGGTGCCGCACCAACATCTCGGGCGGCGGCGGTGGTGGTTCGCCGAGCGGGCCAGCCGGTGGCGTGCTGAGCGGCAGCTATCCCGATCCCGGCTTTGCCAGCAATCCGGCCTTCGTCGGCAATATCACCGCCTCTGGACTGGCTCATTATTTTGGCGCGGCAACTGGACGACCGGGCATCTTCATCAACGGCGGCGGCACTGCTCCCGGTGACGGCGCACTTCTGGCGTTCGGCAACGCGGGCGTGGTGCCGATGTATATCGGCAACGTGTCGGGGATTTTCGGCATTGCATGGTCTGCCAATCAGGCGATCTATACGGCGGCTGGCGTCAGCCTCACCTATTATCTCGGCGGCTCGCAGACTCACACGTTCGGCACCGATGGATCGCTGGCGATCTTGGGCACGTTCACGGCAGGAAGTATCCCCGGCTACCAGACGATTGCCGGGATGCCGACCAGTTTGCCACCTTCTGGCGCTGCCGGCGGCGACCTCGCCGGAACCTACCCCAGCCCGACCTTGGCGTGGATCAGCCGGACCGCCGGCAAGATTCTCAGCATTGCCGCGTCCCTCACGCTCGCCGGCACCGACGGCTCGACGCTCAACATCGGCACGGGCGGCACGCTGGGCTCGGCGGCGTTCACCGCGTCGAGCGCCTACCTGACGCCAGCCACGGCGGCCGCCACCTATGCGCCTCTGGCCAGTCCGGCTCTGACTGGCAACCCCACTGCGCCGACCCCGACAGCCGGCGACAACGATACCTCCGTCGCGACGACAGCTTTTGTCGTCACCGCGCTCGGTTCCTACCTGACCACGGCGTCGGCCTCCTCGACCTATCTGACGCAGGCCAATGCGGCGTCGACTTACCTGACGCAGGCGAACGCCTCCTCGACCTACCTGACACAGGCCAGCGCGACCTCGACCTATGCGCCGCTGGCCTCGCCCGCTCTGACCGGAAATCCGACGGCCCCGACGCCGGCCACTGGCGACAACGACACGTCCATCGCCACGACGGCCTATGTCCAGATCGAGATCGGCACGGTCGCCCAGACGATTCAGGCCGGCAACTACACCACCGTGCAGGGCGATGCCGGCGGCAGCGTCTATCATGCCGTCGGCGCGGGCGCTGCGATCTACACCATCGCCACCAACGCCGCCGTGCCTTACCTGCTGGGCACCACCATCACCTTCGTCAACGACAGCGCGACGGCGATCACCATCACGACGAGCGACACGCTGGTGTGGTCGCCCGGCTCGACCACCGGCACGCGCACGCTGGCGCAGGGCGGCATGGCGACGGCCTACAAGGCGACGGCCACGCGCTGGCTGATCTCGGGCACGGGCCTGACGTGAGCGCGAACGCGGCGATGCTGCTGGCTGCTGCTGCGGCAGTCCTGCCGCCGCAGGTCACCGTCATCACCACGGCGACGGCAGGCAGCATCGTGGTCCCGGCCGGCTACAATTTCTACACCGGGGACTGCATCGCGGGCGGCGGCAACGGTTTTGGCGCGACCAGCAACGCCAACAAGGCCGGAGGTGGCGGCGGGCAGGGAGCGACCTCGAACCTGAAAATCGCCGTCGTGCCGGGCCAGAGCGTGTTCTACTCGGTCGGCGCGGCCGCCACCGATAGCTGGGTGAACTACCAGACCAACGCCGCCCCTACGGTGGCCACTACGGGGTGTCGAGCCAAGGCGGGCACCAATGCCGCCTCGGCCGTTGCGGGCGTCGGCTCGACCGCCGGAGGCGTCGGAACCATCCGTAACGGCGGCAACGGAGCCACTGGCAACAACTCGGTGGGGGGCGGCGGGGCCGGCGTCTCGACCGCCGCCAGCGGCCAGACCGCCGGCACCGATACCACCGGGCTCAGCCCCGCGACTCCCCTCGGCGGGGGAACCGGCGGCGCGTCGCTCACGGCCGGCACGATCCCCGGCGGCGGTGGCGGCTCGTCGGCGACGGCGGGCACCAATCCGGCCGGAGCCATCGGCCGGGGCCGCATCACGTTCTACGTCTCGTAGGTGAAGCCATGCTGATCGACTTCCCTTCTGCCCCGATTGTCGGCCAGACCTTCGCTGCGCCGAACGGCGTGACCTACAAGTGGAACGGCCAGCAGTGGATCGTGGTCGGCATGGCCGCGCCCCTCGACTCGCCGCAGTTCACGGGCGACCCGCATGCGCCGACACCGCCGTTCGGCGACAACGACACCTCGATCCCGACCACGTTCTGGGTCCATCGCGAGTATGCGCCGCTCGATTCGGCGTCGCTGACGGGTGCGCCGCAGGCCTCGCCCTCGCCGACCGATAGTTCGCTCGACGCGCGGCTGGCGACGGTCGGCTACGTCAAGGCGCGGACCAACCAGTTCCTGCCGCTGACCGGCGGCAGCATCACCGGCAGCGTCGACATCAGCGACGCGCTCACGGTCAAGCACTTCGACGTGCCGAACATCGCCGGCAACTACGCCCATGTGCCGATTGTCGACTACACCGACAACAGCGCGGCGGCGGCCTCGACGGCATGGGTGCGCTCGCTGTTCGCCACGCGCGGTCAGGGCGATGCGATCTACAGGTACGAGGGCAACGTCGTCGTGCCGACGACCAATCCCGGTGTCGGCAACTTCATGGGCCAGCCGGACACCACGCCGCCGGTTCCCAACTCGACGCAGTACACCTTCTCGATCAGTACCATCGACGCCGACGGCGTCGGCCGCTACCTGCTGCTGTTCGAGCCCGGCGACAGCTTCATCATCACCAACGAGTTCACGCCGGTCACCGACTACAGCCGCTTCGACATCATCGACTATCCGGTGCCGCACCCCAACCCGGCCGACCCGGCGCATGCCCAGTGGGTCATCATCAGGGCAGTCTACATCGGCTCCAGCACCAGCAGCGGTGGCACCGGCTGGCCGCCACCCGTGGGCACCCGCGTCAAGCTGACCGGCTACCTCAACACCGCGACGGGCGATGGGCCAATTCTTGGCGTCGCGGTGACCGACGGCCTGACCGGCGGCGGCACGCAGGGCGACATCGTCATCGGCATCGACGAGACCTACACGGCGACCCACACTTGGGTGAACGCCAACTTCATGCCGCTCGGTGGCGGCACCTTCACCGGCCCGGTCTACGGCACATCGTTTGCCGCGCCGGTCTTCACCGCGCAGGCCACGGTCAATCCCGGCTTCGCGTGGTTCAACAGCGACAACGCCGTCAACCTCAAGCGCTGGGACATGCGCGCTTGGGACGACGGCAACATGTACCTGCGCCGGCTCGACGATAGCGGGACCGATCTCGGCCACTGGGCGTTCAACAGCGATCTCAGCTTCGTTTCGCCCGGCGCGATCTTCAGCCCGAACCATGTCGCCTATGCCAGCGTCAACCCGTCGGTCGGCTGGCAGGCGACCGGCAACGGCCTCGATCTCAAGCTCTGGGACATGCAGGTCAGGACCGACGGCAACGTCTACCTGCGCGCCGTTAACGACGCCTTCACCGTCGAGCAGGCGCTGTTCATCTTCCACCGCAATGGCTCGGTGACGTTCCCCGGCGAGTTGATCGTCAACGCCCCGGCGCTGGGCGTGGCGGCCGGCTCGAAGCAGGAACTGCTCTACCTTGAGACGGCGACCGCCAACGTCGACCGCGTGACCGTGCGCTACGACCGGCCGACGGCGGGCGGCGACTGGTCGACGGCGATGCCGAAGCTGCTGCGCACCGTCGATGCCAGTGAGCACGGCTACCTGTTCTGGGATTCGGGTGGCGTCGGCCTCGGCTTCACCGGGGTCGGCACCGGCAAGCAACTCGAAGTCGGATCGAACGGGCTGCTCTATCTCAACGGCAACGCCACCGTCGATGCGCCCGGCAACATCAACACGGTCGCACAGGTCGCCGGCAGCAACTTCGCCCTGCAGTCCGGCGGCGGCATGGCCAACCAAGGTGGGGCGAACGGCTACACCTTCTTCACCAACGGTTCTAACCAGATCGCGCTCTACCTCGGCGGCAGCGCGGTCGGCAATCTCAGCATCCACCGCAACACGCTGCACCTGTTCCAGAACCTCTCCGGCAGCAGCGACTACATGCGGATCGGGCTGAACAGCGGCCATGTCGAGATGTCGGTCGGTGCGAGCCCGATGACGGCCGGCAACGTGTTCGGCGAGCAGTGGAGCTACTTCACCTCGAACATCGGCCTGAACAATCCGCGCACCGACTGGTCGAGCGGCATGGCGGTCGGCTGGAACTACTCCAACGGGGCCGGCGAGGTGAACCTCGTTGAGCGCTACGGGGCGGGCTTCCACTTCCAGCACTGGCCGGGTGGCACCGGGCCGATGGTCGACGCCGGGATCACGGCCGGCACCGGCTACTTCAGCAGCAACCTGCAAGTGATCGGCACTTTCGCCGTCACCGGCACTGCCCAGTTCTACGGCCAAGTCAATCTCAGCAGCAATCTCGGCGTCACCGGCTTCATCGCATCCTACGGCTACGGCACCGGCAGCCCGAGCACGGGCGGGCTGGTGCGCGCCCAGACCCTGTCCGACACCGCCTATGGCCCGGCAATCATGTCGCTGTGGCGCAGCGGCCAGACGACCAATCCCGGCCCGCCGGCCGATTCGGCGCTCGGCCAGTTGCGCTTCGAGGGCATCGACCTCAACAACGCCTACGCCTACTGGGGCGGCTGGAACGCCGACATGGTCGGCCCGAACTTGGCGGGCGGCGGCAAGTCGGACCTGACAGCTTTCGTCAACTACGGCGGCGCGTCCGTCGAGATGCTGCGCCTCTCCGGCGCGCAGCAGATGCTGCTGACCAGCTACCCGATCCACATTGCGCGCAACACCGCGTCGAACACCGCCGACCTGCTGCAGGAGTGGAAATGGTCGCCCGATCCGACCAACTGGGGCCTGCATCTCAACCAGCGCCACACCGGCACCTCGCTGGTCTACGACTTCCTGTCGAACAACGGCACCGGCACCTACGTCAAGGCGATCACCTTCGCGCCGGCCGGCGTCACCGGCTTCGAGGGCGGCAAGGTCTACATGGGCAACGCGACCGGCAGCCAGTCGGCCAAGCTGCAGGTCTGGGACAGTGGCGGCGTTCTGGTCGCGGCGGTTGCCGACGACAGCCATAACGGCCTCGGCGTCGGCCTTCCCGATACCAATATCGGCACCGCGACGCAGGCATCCGGCCGGCTCTACATGACGGGTGCCAACGCCGCGCACGCCGCCTGCCTCGAACTGAACTCGGGCTCCGTCGTCGGCTCGGTGATCACGATGCGCGATCCCGGCGGCGTCACTTCGGTCAACATCACTTCCAACGGCGACAGCCTGATCAATGGCGGGATTTACCCGCGCGCCGATCTCACCTCGAACATCGGCACGACGTCGGTGCGCTACGCCAACGGCTACTTCGGCGGCGTCACGATCTATGGCGGCGGGCAGTGGCAGCCCGGCGCGATCTACGCCGACGCGACGTGGGGCATGCTGTTCCGCGCGCAGGCCCCTAACCCGACAGCCGCTCAATTCGCATGGTTCAACAACGGCGGCGTCGAACTGTTCCGCTACACCACGGCCGACACGCTGCTGCTGCGCGCCTCACCGCCCAGCACGTCGAACGACAACACTGTGGCCACGACCTCGTGGGTCAAGAGCGTCGCGCCCTCGGTGGCCACGCCGACCTACGACGAGAGCAGCACGCTGATCGCCGACACCGGCACCTTCCCCGGTGCCAACGCCAACAACGTGATGACGATCACGATGGGCCAGCAGGTCTTCAGCCGCAGCTTCACGGCGGTCGACGCCAGCCATCCCATCGAGGTCGACATCATCCTGAACTTGGGCGCGGGCGGCAGCGCGATGACGCTGGCTGGCGCGCTGTTCATCGACGGCGCGACCAACGCCGTGGCGCAGGAAGTCGCGGTGTTCAACACCGCTTGGTACGGGCCGCCGACGCGCATCCGCTGGCGCGGCACTCTGGCGGCGGGCGCACACACCTTCGCCGTGCGCTTCGCCGGCAATGCCGCGAACGGCTACCTCAATTCGACCGCCGGCAATCCGGTCGGCGGCGGCGCGATGAAGTCCTCGATGTCGATCACCGAGGTCGGCGTCGGCATCGTCGGCCCGCAGGGACCGCCGGGACCAACCGGCGGACCTGTCGCCGCGCCGACCTACGACACCGTTAGCACCGTCGTGACGGACACCACGCTGTTCGCCGGGGCGGCCGGCGACGCCACCATGCAGATCACGAACGGCACGCAGCTTTTCAGCCGCTCGTTCACTGCTGTCGACGCCAGTCATCCCATCCAAGTCGATGCCGAGATTCAGGTGGGCGGGTCCAATAGTTGGAACGCGGTTGGCCTGTTCATCGACGGCGTGGCAGCGGCAGTCGCGCAGACGTCGATCTTCATTCCGGTCAACGGCGCTCTGTCACCCGGTCGTATCTACTGGCAGGGCGTGCTGGCGGCTGGCGCGCACACCTTCACCCTGCGTTTTGGCGGCACAACGACCAGCTACGCGCTGTCGAACGGCAGCAACCGATTTGGTGGCGGCGCGCAGCGCGAGGTGATGACGATCCAAGAGATCGGCGTCGGCCCGACCGGGCCGCAAGGGCCACCGGGCACGCCGGGCGGCGTGCTGTTCCCCGGCCAGATCACGCCCTACGCCGGCTCGACGGCTCCCTCGGGCTACGTGATGTGCGACGGCGCGTCGTACTCGACGAGCGGTGCGATGTCGGCGCTGTTCGCGGTGATCGCCTACACCTACGGCGGCAGCGGCTCCAACTTCAACGTGCCCGATCTCAGGGGCCGGGTGATCGCCATGGTCGATGTCGGCGGCCTGCGCCTGTCAGGTGCCGCCGCGCTCAACGCGGCGGTCGGTGTGCAGGGAGCCACCACGGGCACCGTGCCGGGCGCTGGCATCTACGGCATTGTCGGCGGCGGCCCGGCGGTCGGCGATCACAGCCACAGCAATTCCACCGTCCAGCCGACGCTGGTGCTCAACTACATCATCAAGACCTGAAGGAGGAACCGATGGCCTACACGCTCAACCTCACCGACAAGGCAGCCGCCGACATCTTGGTGACGCTCGGCCGCCTGCCGGCCGATCAGGTCGGCGACACCTACGCCGACGTCAAGGCGCAACTGTACGCGCAGGGCTACAAGTCGGCCCCGGCACCGTCTCTTGCCGAGCCGATGAAGCTGCCGCCGCTCAATCAGGTCGACAAGCCGGCGACGCAGCCGCCGCCGGACGGGCCGCCGAAAGCCAAGGTCTGAAAAAGAAATCGGCGAGGCTCACGAAGTCCTCGCCGTTTGGTACGTCCGCCGCCGGGGGAGAATGGCGGTCGGTTCCCCTCAACTGTGGCCGCGCACCAGCGTGATCGGGAACACCGATGGAAACTGGTAGGTCGGCACGGCGTAGTAGGCCGCGTAGTTCCACGCGACGCCGGGCTGGGAGCGGGCATAGGCGAGCGGCCCGTCGATCTGGATGGCAGCCGACTGGCTGCACAGGATCGCGCCGACGATGCAGGCGATCATTGACTGGGTGCTCCGCAAACCCGGCCGACGCAGCCGGGAATAGGATCGCCGACATTGCCGACGATGGTGGTGAGCGACGAGCCGATGGTCTGCACCGTCGTGACCGTGGTGTCGACCACCGCCTTGACGTTGCGGATGGAGTTGAACGCGATGTCGTGGCGGGAGTGGTCCTGCGCGGCCGCGCCGAGCGGGAGAACGCCAACGATCAGCGCCGTGAGCAACTTCTTCATGTGACGTTCTCCCTTTTCGGTTACTGCTTCGGTGGATTGAGCGACGGCACCGGCACGCTGAACGTGGTGACGTTCGACTGCGGCGCGGGCTTGTTCACGATGGTGAAGGTGTTGTCCTTCTGCGGCAGCGTGACAAGCATGTCCTGCTGCTTGGTCGGCACGCCGGGCGTGGCGGTCGGCGGCAGGGTCTGGGCCATGGCAACGACAGGCAGGGCAACGAGAGCGAAGGCGAGCATGAGTTTCACGACGGTATCTCCTTAGTCTTGGCGAGGTTGAAAACCGTACTGCTGGGCCTGATAGGGCTCCAGCATCGGCAGCACTTGGGTGGGTGGCGTGACGGTCGGACCGGCCCCCACGAATGGCCCGCCGGTCGCGGGGTTGATGACGATGGACGAGCCGCGTGCGGTGGCGCTGGGATCGGTCGGGCCGTTGCCGGTGAAGACCTCGCCCTCGGGCGTGATGGTCTGCCAGTAGCCGTTGGCGCACTGCGTCGTCGCATTGACACCATTTGGCACGGGCCAGCACGGCACCCGGTTCTGGGCTTGTGCGATCTGGACGATGATCGCGCCGAGCAGCAGGCCGCCGATGACGATCAGAAAGAAGCGGAGCATGTGGTGATCCTGAAAAGGGTGCCCCCGCTCCCAGTGGGTTGCTGTGGGAAGGAGCGGGGGCGATCCGTTGCTTCCCTTGGGGAAGGCGGCAACGGAATGGCTGCTTAGCTGCGGCAGTTGTCGACGATACCACGACGCTGGTCGCAGCGCGGGTACTCCTTGCGCTGGACGACAGCGGGCGGCGGCGGGGCGACCGGCTGCGGAGGAGCCTGCACCATGGGCGGCTGCACCGCCTCCTTGGGCTCGTACTGAGCGCGCCATGCACACGGCGTCTGCGTGCCCTTGAACGCCATGTAGGTGTCGCGGTCGTTGCACATCAGTTCGCGAGCCGCCTGCTGGTAGCCTGCGTTGTGGATCATCGCGATCTTCTGGCGATTGGCGCAATCCTGATCGACGAAGGTGCCGCCAGCGGCCGCACCCCAGCCGATCACCGACACGCCACCCGACACGGCGAGCGTGCAGGGGTTACCGCCAGAAACTGGCGGCGCGTAGACCGTCGGCGTGGTGCGCAGCGTGACATCGCTGGTGCTGCGGTCGGTCGTGGTCAGCGTGTTGTTGGTGCCACCCGACACGCGGTCGTTCAGCGTGTTGTTGGAAGTGGTGTTGGCCGGCACGTTGTTGATGGTGGTGAGGATCGCCGCAGCACCGGAGTTCGAGCCCGACTGCGAGCCCGCCGTCGAGCTAGACGCGGCACCCGACGTGGAGTTGGCGGTCTGGGCGAAGGACTGAGGCGCAAGCGCGATGCTCGCTGCGAGTGCCAGTCCGTAGAGCAGAGTCTTGGAGTTCTTCATGCGATTGATAGGATAACCTCTCGATTGTTTACCCACGATATTGAAAACCAGAGGGTGGCCCCCGATGCGTGGGGCACCGGGGGCCTTCCCCTCGGAAGGGGAACTTCACACAGGGGGCATTGTCCCCGCGCGAAGCCTAGATCACGGTCCGATCTTGAACGTGATGAACGTGCCCGCGCCAGCGCCCGCGCCGGTCGAACCAGCCGAGGCGGTGCTCGGGTTGGTCGTCGCGGCGAGGCCGATAGCCGCGCTCGTGGTCGTGGTGGCCGAACCGGCCGTCTGGGTGTTGTTGGCAATGCTCGTCGAGGAGCCGTTGCCGATGGTGTTCTGGCCGGCGGCCAGACCCGTCGTGGTCGACGCACCGGACGTGGAGCCGGTGGCCGCGCCGATCAGGATGGCACCCGACTGGCTGTTGCTGGTCGAGCCAGCCGCACCCTGCACGCCCGCGCTGGACGTACCGACGCCGACCGTAAGCTGCTGCGCCATCGCCCCGAAGGACAGTGCCGCAACCGCAACGCCCGCGAGCAGGGCGATCTTGAGGTTCTTCATGTAGATGGTCTCCCTAGATTGTGACTAGTCACGTAGAGATCACTGGACATCCAGCGACCGGACGGGAGCTAAGCCCGAATTGACAGCAGTTGGCAACACCCAAATTATGATCGTGTGGTTACCGTCGTGGACAAGCCCCCGTTCGATCCCCTGCGCGGCGCGTTCTGGCTGGTCGCGGGCGTGCTGGCCGTCCAGTGTGCAGTCGTGCTGGCGAGCGCTGGCGCGTGCCTGTACTGGACACCCGCCATCGTTGAAGGGAAGGTCTCGTGCGGCCCGGTGATGGACCGGCTCGGTGAACTTTTAGCGACCGCGCTGGCCGCCGCGATTGCCTTCTCAGCCCTGCGGGACCGCAAATGATCTACTTCTCCGTCATCGCCCTGATCGTCGCTTTCCTGCTGATGGCCTTCGCCTTCATCGAGACCGTGCTCGGCATGGGGCCGTGGTCGCGCGCGGCGACCAGCGACGACACCATCTCGCTGCTCGGCAAGGCGAGCGCCGTGCTGTTCGTTCTCGGCGTCCTGAGTTTCGTCTGGCACCTGATCGGAGGCTGACATGCAACTGACCGAGCACTTCACGCTGGAGGAGTACACCGCGTCGAACACCGCCGCCGCCTGCGGCATCGACAACAGCGCGCCGCCCGAAGTGATCGACGAACTCACCGGGCTCAGCGAGACCATGGAGGACGTGCGCCTGCTGCTGCGCAACAGCCCGATCATCATCACCTCGGGCTACCGCTGCCCGGCGCTCAACACCCAGTGCGGCGGTGCCGCCAACTCGGCGCACCTGTACGGCGACGCCTGCGACTTCGTCGCGCCCGACTTCGGCACACCCTATGAAATCTGCCAGCGGCTGGAGCGCTTCATCGAGGCGCTCGGCATCGACCAGTTGATCTACGAGTGCGGGGTTGACGGCGAGGGCGACGAGTGGGTCCATCTCGCGGTGTCGGCTCCCGGCGTCGAGCCGCGCGGCCAGATGCTGACCATCACCCGCGCCGGCACCTTCGAGGGACTGGTCGCCACGGCGTGACCACAATCGGAGCCGTACCTCGTACCAGAGGAGGACTGCCCAATGATCGGTTGCTTGATCCTAGCCTTCGCGCTCTGTCAGGTGCCCGCGCCCGGCTACTACGTCCAGCCCGTCGCGCCCGGCTACCAGCCCGGCTACCCCGTGCCCATCCAGCCAGCCTACTACCCGCCGCCCCCGGTCTACTACGCGGCCCCGGCCTATTACCCTCCAGTTGCTGTGGGAATTAACCTCGGGCTGGGCGGCTGGGGTGGCGGCCATTGGTGGGGCGGCCACGGCGGCCACTGGCATCGCTAGGGAGCCCGCCAGAGGGCTTCAGGTTCCGGGGCCATGGAGGGCCAGCCACCAAGCGCCCGCCGCTAGGGCGGCCAGCGCAGCCAGCCCGGCGGCGGTTTTACCCAATCCGGCCCAGATCGGGGTCCGGGCAGGCTCGCCGATGGGGTTTTCGACCGGGCTGCTGAGCCAGCCGCCATCGACCGACCCGCCGGCCAGCAGCAGGTCGGTGCGGCGCGGGATAGCCGGCGGCGCGCGGCGTCCGTACCAGTCAGGGCCGGGCATCGGTGACCTCGAACCCGGCGGCCTCGAAGACGAGCTTGATGGCGGCGAAGTCATCGTCCTGAAACTCCTTCCAGTCGTCGGCGTCCATCGGCAGGGCGTCGTGGTGCGGCATGGCGGCGGTCAGCACCAGCGCGTTGCCCCGCTTGGTGAAGATCAGCGCCGAGCGCGGCACGCCCCAGACACCGCCATCCTGCAGGCTGGCCATGGTGCGCTGCGACCACGCGATGTCGGTCAGCTTCACCACGGCGGGCGCTCCATGATGGCGGCGACGGTCAGCACGTAGGCCAGCCCGACGGCGACACCGAGCGCCATGGCGAGCGCCACGCAGGCGGCGATCCGGGCCATCAGTTCTTCCTGTCGCGACGACTGTCGCGCACGCGGGTCTGGGGGCCAATGAAGGGTGCCACCATCTTGGTCATGGCATCCTCGGTCTCGCCCCAGAAGATCGTGAGGTCGAAGGCCTGCCCCCATTCCTCGCCGTGGATGATCGCCGGCTTGCCTTCGCGCAGCCGGCCGAGATTGCCCTCGCTCAAGCCGATGATCAGCATGGGTCTGCCCTTCGGCCCGGTTCCGGTCATCTTGATCATGGGTTGTCCCTTCGATCCTTGCGGTCCCTGTAGAGTTGCCAGAACGTCGCGCCGACGCTCAGCACGACCAGCAGTGCCACGGCGGCGAGCATGATCAGCAGCGCGAAGGTGAGAACATCGACCGACGAGGCGTTCATGCGTGCAGCAGGCGCTCGGCGACCTTGGGCTCGCTGGTCTCGCCGAGGATGAACTCGACGTCGACCACGTCGCCGTCACTGAGATCGGCCCAGTGGTCGATGATGTAGTCGTGGGCGATGCGCATGGTGCGGCCGATCTTCTCGGGCTGCCAGAACAGCGGGTCGTTGGTGAACGGCCGGCCGTTCGCGCCGAGCGGGCTGATGGCGATGTTGGGCTTGCCGTCGCACGGGTAGCCCTCCCGGCGCAGGTAGTAGCCCTGCGTCAAGTAGCGGAAGGCGCGCTCGCGCACGCGGTCGGTCGGCTTGACCGACTTCAACTCGATGGTGTCGCGGTCAGGGTTCATGTCGATGGCGATCACCGCGATGAAGGTCGCCGAGTCCCTGATCTCCAGTATCTTGACGTGCATCAGTTCACCGTCTTGCCGTCGAGCACGATCAGCATCTGGCCGCATACGATGGGCGTGTAGAGCCGCAGCAGGTCGTCCTTGAGCGCCACCACCTGCTCGGGCGTGAGTTCGATCTCGTCGCCGATCTTGGCCTTGTGGACGGCCAGTGCGAGATCGTAGCGCCACGCGATGTCGGTCTGCTTGCGGGCCGGCGCGGCACCCTGCTGGGTCTGCGGAACCGGGGCGAGCGCGCAGTTGACCAGCACCACGGCGACGGTCAGATCGAGCGAGTTGCCCAAGCCCTCGGTGCCGGCCTTGATGACCTTGCCGTCGAGGTCGACGATGTTGGCGTTGACGATCTTCATACGAATAGCTCCTTGTTGAGTTTCAGCTTCCTGATCTTGCCCTTGATCGCCTTGCGCACCACGTCGGTGTGCTTCAGCTTCTTGTCCAGCAGTCGCTCGATGGCCACCCACGTCTCCGGCACGATCCTGTAGCGACCCTGCACCCAGCTTCGCACCGTGCGCGGGTCGCACTTCAGCGCCCGCGCCAGTTCGCTCTGCCATTGCGGGCCATAGAGGAACTCTGCCACGAAACTGAGGAGCCGCTGGTCACGCTCCTGCTTGGTCATTGTCGGCGGTCTCCTTCTCGAAGTACGCGATGGGGCCGGCTCCCCGGTACGTGCGCTCGAACATCGACCGGGCGGTGGTGTAACCCTTGAAGTCAGGGTGCTCACCGTACAGCACGTAGTAGCGCTGTCCCCACTTGTCGCTGTTGCCACGCTCGTCCTGAAAGCAGACCGCACCTCGCGCCCTCATATTAGGGTCATCCAGCAGCTTTACAAGTTGCTCCCTCTCGCCCGGCTCGGCGAGCCGCAGGAAGGTCTCCCGGTCCATGCGCTTGCAGCCGGTCCAGTCGATGGTGGTGATCACGTCGCTCACGCGGGATGGATCGCAGGCATGCCGGCCGGCGCGGGCTCGACCTCGCTGGTCAGTTGCAGCGGCGAATGGCGCTTGCTCCAGCCGTGGCGGCGGATCAGTTCGTCGGCCACCGGGCCGAGCCGGTTGCCCTCGGGGCCGCCCTGCCACAGCGACTCGTTCAGCCGGTAGGCCACCATCGCCGGCTCGCTGGAATTGAGCCGGCCCTTGATCTCGATGGTCAGGTTGAAGTGGCTGCCGATGTTGGCATCGCTCAGCTTGTCGCGCAGGCCGGCGGTAGCCGCCAGCAGGGCGTCGTGCAGTTCTTGGTCGGTCATGTCTGTCTATCTCCTCGTGTCGCAGATGGTGTCGTTGCCGCTCTTGTAGCAGCGGGTTTCCTGCACGGTCGTCCCGTACTCGGTGGTCGTCCTACAGATCGTGTCGCGGCCCGACTTGTAGCAGACCGTCCGTTCGCTCTGGGCGCAGGCGACGCCGACGATGACCAGCCAGAACGGCAGCGCCAGCAGCAGGCCGAAGATGATGCCGCGCCACCTCATGGTGTCGGCTCCATGTAGTCGAGCAGCTTCTGGGCCAGCACGTCGCGCTGCAGTTCGGCGCGCACCAGCATCAGCGAGCGGCCAAGATTGTTCGCGCCGACGCCGTTGCAGACGCCCCAGCAGGTATCGTTCCATGTGTTGCCCTCGATCAGTTTGCGTTCGCCAGTTTTCAGCAGCAGCCCGGTGAAGTGCGGTTGGCGGAACTTGAGCCGCAGCAGGTCGAGCATGATGTCGTACTTCACGGTGTCCCAGTCCTTGCGCATGATGCAGCGCTGGCCGAGCATCTTGGCGAGGCCGGGATCGCGCGCCTTGTGGATGGCACGCTGCTGGTCGACGTCGTAGGTCTTCATCGCCTGATAGGCGTGCTCGGTCGTCGTCCAGCGCCGGCCCTCGTAGTCGACGAGGCAGGGATGGAAGTTCGACAGGAAGTCGAACTCGGTGCCGTCGAAGAAGTTGATGTCGTCGTTCATTGCGCGGCCGCCCAGTTCATCGCGGCGACGATCCGCTCGACCAGTTCGAGCGACTGCGGATCGTTCGGCTCGGCCAAGTAGCCGGCCGCCTCCAGCGCCTTGGCGCGGAACTGCGCGGCCTGCTCGGCCTTCTCGGCCTTGCGCTTCTCCAGCCACGCGGCGTTGCGCTTCTGCTGCTCGGACCGGACCACGTCGGGATCGCGCAGCTTGCCGGCAGCGATCAGCGCCTGCACCTTCTCGATCACCAACTCGAAGGTGTCGCGCACGGGGTTGTCGTCACGCCGGTAGCGCCGGTTGCGGTCGCTGTCGACGCGCTCCCAGTAGTGTTCCTTCCACGGCTCGTCCTTGCAGCCGTCCTTCAGGATCATGTCGTCGGCGTCCTGCTTGAAGTGGTGGCTGTTGCCCCACACGCCGTGACCCTTGACGATGGTGCGGCCCCAGCGCTTGCCGTCGACCACGATGGCGCGCTCGCCCCGGTCGAAGAAGTCGCCCTGCTCGAAGGGCGGCTCGGGCCGTACCAGTTCGACGGTGTGGGTCACGACAGCGCCGCCTGCAGGCCGAGCGTGTCGGCGAACAGTTGCAGGGCCGGCACGAGGTGCGGCGAGGTGATGTCGCCATGCACCCGGTAGACCTTGAACAGGCCGGGCCGGTTGCCGCTCGGCGGCCACACCTTGCCGTCGATGCGCCACACCGTGCCCTCGTGCTCGATGCGGTGGTTCTGGTAGCGGGTCTCTTTGAATTGTCTGATGGCCATGATGGGTTCTCCTGACTCCTAAAGCCCGCCCAGCTTGCGCCGGGCGGGCCTCGGAGGGGCGATGGGGCTGCTTACGCCGCCACCGCCAGATCGGTCACCTTGGACCGGCGTACCTTGCGCACCGGGGACTTGTCGGCCCCCAGCACCTCGGTCCACTCGCTGGCCTTGAGGTCCAGCAGCATGCCGCCGGCCTGCTCGAACTCGACCGCGCGGTCGTAGTCGGTGGCGGTGTGGGCCTGTGCCGTGACCGCGTTGACCACGCCCCAAGCACTGAGGTCGCCGCCCTCGATCAGGGCCTTCAGGATGCCGCCGGTCTCCTCGACCGTCGCGCCGATCTTGACGCCCAGCACCTCGACGGCCGCCTGCACGTTGCCGGCGATCTTGACCGAGGTCAGGTTCGACATCTTCTCGATGCGAGCCTGAAACCGCTCCGGGCTCAGCGCCGCCGTGATCATGTCGCGGACCTTGAGCACCATCGCCTTGTCGTCGGCGGCCTTGGTGTCGTCGGCCCACAGGTCGGCGTTGTCCGTGATCTTGCGGCCGACGTGGCTGGAGTTCATCAGCTTGGTCGACATCATGCCGTTCAGGCAGGCGAGGAAATAGTCGAAGTCGCTGACCATCACCGCGCCCTGACCGATCTCGGAGTTGGAGATCACCACGCCGCCATGGACGACGTCGCCGACGCGGCGGCTGCCCTTGACCTCGGCGGTGAGCTTCTCGTTGATCGCCTGAATATACATGCGGCGTTCGGTAACCTCGCACGAGACCACCTTCATGCCGCTCTGGAGGAGCAGCGGAAGGGCGACCTGTGCGATCTCCTCGTTCTCGACGCGCTGGTACTTGTTCGAGAGGAAGGCGCGGTTGTTGCCCTTGAGCACGCGGATCATGCGGGGCTCGGGGTTGGCGCTGAACCAGTGGTTCACGTTGGTCGCGAGCAGGCTGGGCTGCTCGTCGAGCATGCGGTTGTAGTAGATCGCCGGGATGTTGGTGCGAGCGCCGATCTGGCCGTGCGCGGTCCCGAGGATCGGGAACTCGCCCAGCGTCTTGCCGCCGTCGTTGACCACCATCAGCGGCTTGTTCTCCGACACGACCATCTGCGCCTGCGCGCCGGTCGTGGCGATGAAGTCCTGCTTCTGCGTCTTGAGGCCCTCAATACGCTGGGCCAACTCTGTGAGTGACA